TCTGTAGCTACTCCTCCACTATAGCCGCCGTAGCCTCCGTAGTAGGGGGAGGTTCCGTAGGGACTTCCTCCGTAACTTGAACCGTAGGAACTACCGTAACCGTATGGTGAGCCACCGTAGCCATATCCATAAGGAGAACTTGAGTATCCATAAGGAGACCCTGAGTATCCAGTGCCCCCATAGCCACTATAACCATAAGGGGAACTAGAGTAGGCAGGGGGATAGGAGGAGCCATAACTTGGAGTATTCCCACCTATAGGCGTCCAAGGACCTGCAACTCCATTTGTAACGGAGGCCATCGCCCCTCCAGGAGTTCCCCCACCTTGTGCTGGATAACTTCCGTACCCATAAGGGCTACCGTACCCAGATGAATAACCTCCACCCATCGATGGCCCATAACCGTAGCCATTGAAATTACCCATCGTTGGGGGGTAACCATATGAACCCATCATCCCATTGATCCCTCCAGTGAAGGGAGGAGTCATCCCACCTGTTTGACCTACTCGTCCTGCCCAGAGTTGGTAGGGGTTAAGACCTTGGTTGCCACCAGAACTAGCTGGGGGGACTGGGGGAGTTGTGGTGCTTACACCACCGGGTAACTGAGTGAGGCCGGGGCGATTCGAGGTGCCTGCATCCATAGAGGCTCTGCGGATAGGGGCTTGTTGAGTCTGAAGAGGGGGAGTAGCTGGAGGCATGGGAGCTCCAGTTCCTCCGGTGTTGGTGGGGGTTCCACTTCCACTCCCAGGGGAGGATAGGGAGGGGAGATTCGTACCATATTGGGAATTGAAGAATTGAGTATCTGTCCCTTGACCGCTGAGATATCCTGCGTCGAGACCCATGAGGCCACCGAATTCTTGGATCTGTTCGGGGGTGAGATAGCCCTGCATTCCATCCCAGCTTTCGAGGGTATCCCCTGAGCCGGAGGGATTCGTCTGAGGGGCATTATGGAGAAGCTGCCCAGCGAGTGTGGTGTATGGATCAGTGGTAGCCATTTGAATCAGCCAATCTGTGGGCCTACACCCACGGGTTTATCTACGACGAGCCACTCCAGGGAGTCGATTTCTACGACTCCGGTGCCAGCGACGGCAACGTTCGCGTCCTGAACGGTCTCACCGACATCGAGAGTATAAGTCCAACGCTTCGCGTTTGCAAGAGGATATGTGGTGGGGGTGTTATTGCGGGGATTGTGAGGGTCAGGGTTATCTCCACCGTTCACGGTAGGTGTGATTGTGGAGATTGTCCCAGAACCGAATCCACGAATCTGCACCTCTCGGGCGAAGACTCGTTGATGGGCGGCTTGGGAGCCGAAGATTTCTCGGGAGATGAAGCTCCAGGGGATTGCTCCTCCGCCTTCCTGAGTGAGGTCTCCGCATTGCCAACGGTGAGATGCTCCGTCGCTGAAGCCTGAGATGATACTGGTGGGCGTGAAGGTCATGCCACGGAATTGAGTGGCGGCGAAGCCTACTAGGCCTAGGGCGGTGTCGAGTTTTACTACGCTCCAGGCTTGACGTTCGATATCGTAACAGTAGAGAAGGGTCATGGCCCCATAGCCGTAGGTGATGTAGTCGGATAGTCCAGGGGCGAGTAGACAGTACATTAAGGGTTTGATCGTCTGGAAACCCTTGCTCAAATAAGCAAAGCTCCAATCGATGGCGAGGGAGGAGCTAGCAGTAGGGATGTCGTTGAAGATATAAGGGTGAATCGGACCACTGATGCTATTATCCCGGAGGCCGTCGAAGGCGCTGATACCGAGGTGAGTCAAGCGGACGACTCCAATGCGGGGGACGAATTGGATACTGCGGGGGGCCACGCAGCCTTGGTCTGTCTGGGCTTGCTGGAGGGAGAAGTTAGCATCGCTGATGAGCAAGGGGGGAGCTAGGAAAGCTGATTGATTCTTGAAGATAACTACAGCGGTTTGAGGGGCGATACCAGTTTCAGCGATGGAGAAGGTGGCGATACCGGTTCCTTCAGTGCCATCGGCTTTACCGATGAAGGTGGTGTTGGCGGTATTCCATATCGTGGGGTCATTTAGGTTTGACTGGCGGAGGGCACAGGGACCATCGAGACCATTTGAGTGATCTTGGGGGAAGGTGTTCCAGGCCCAGAGAAAGCCGTTGATGAAAGCACCGTGGGCCATTCCAGGAGGGACGTTGTTAGCTGGGGGGAGGATTGTACCGGAGCCTCCGAGACCAAGGGGGGCTACGCTCCCACCCCCACCTGGGGGGAGATTAATGTACCAAGGAGGAGCTCCGTTTCCTAGAGCTAGGACGACGTTCCCTAGCATAGGGATTTGGAGGGGAAGAGAGCTTGAACGACCGAGGATTCCTCCGCTTAGAGTGGCGTTAGTGAAATTACTTAAGGCAGCGGAGCCACTCCAATAACCACCAACTGGGGTAACGCCACGCCCAGCGGCGCTCCAGAAGTTATCTATGGGGAAGGTTCCGAAGGAGAGGGCTTTAGTGTAGGTGGAAGCGTTACCTAGGCCAATGTAGAAATGTAAACCTACTCCAGTTGTGTTTGCTCCAGGGGGAGAAGTGGCATTCGGGGCAGTGTTGCCATCGTCGATGAAGGTGGTGGAGCCGGAGTAGGTAGTGGATTGGAAGAGGGCATCGTTGATTCCACCGTAGCGTCCCGTGGGGAGAATTTGGGTTTCTGTGCCGGAGGAGCGACCGTAGACGTTATAGCCAATGGGGGAGCCCTGATAGGTCCAGGTGAGTTTAACGGCGTTGTCGCCACCCGCTAGAACGATGGTTACTTCTACACAGGCGAGAGTCTCTCCGATGGAATCGATGGCGCTGACACGATAAGCGTAGGTGGTACCGGGGATTAGGGTGCCTCCAGCGACATTGACGCTTGTTAAAGTTAGACCTGTGGGAGTTCCTGCGGCGATGCCGGTCTCCCGGCGAATCATGTATTGAGTGAATCCAGGGAGGGGGGCGGCTTCGTTGGAGAGGATTGTAGGGTAGGTGGGTCCAGCGTCGGTGCAGCTTAGGACCTCAGCGGTTCCATCGATGGTGCGGAGGGCTCCATTCGTAGTAAAGACCATCCCTTGGATCTGGGGGACAGTATTAGGCGTCTGAGCGAAGACCTGTGAGGTAGCGTCTACGCCTTGGGCGAAGTTTACTTGGCTGATTACACGTTCACCTTTATTTGCCATAGGTTATCCCCACGCTACCGTTCGGAGGAATTGTTGTTCTCGGAAAGCTAGCATAGACTGGCGGATTCTATTCTTTGCTTCGGGAGAGGACTTAAAAACTCCTCTGCCAATTCGATTCCAGCGACTATGGATTCGATTCTTTCTAGCTTCCGATTGGGCAGGAGTTTCTGGTAGTTCACCAGAAGCATAACGCCTTTTCAGAGTGGCACTGATAGACTTCCGGCGCTCCTCGGGAGTCAGCTTACCTCGGTTACTTATAGCCATACGGGTCTTCCATTCTTCAGTTTTAGGGGCGTTTCGCCCAAGACTTAGGTTAGCTTCCACCTTAGCCCTCTTCTCAGGGGATAGTTCTCGACTCCACGTTACTAACCCTTGGCGGTGTCGATTGACGTACTCAGGATCGCTGAGTTGTTTTTGCTTGGCGACTCTGAGCTTCTCAATCGTTTCAGGAGAAACAGGATGTCCTATAAGGCTTCGAGATAACTTATCCCTGGATTCTTGAGATAATACCCTTCCAGGCTCTCCCTCCCCTCCATCGCTAAGGTTAGTTAAGTCACAACCCATATCTCTATAATACTTAATCCATCTCCTTTCCGCTTCAGCCCAATTTCCTCCACTCGGAACTACCTCAACAATTTCCATAATGAAACATTCACCGGCTTCGATTAAACAACGAAACCAGTTAGCCTTCCAGGTGTCGTCCTCAGACTCACGCTTCCAATGTTGATACCGCTTCTTAGGGTCAACAGTCTTACCGACATAGCGAATAGCTTTGTCTCTAGGATCACGGAGAATATAGATCGAAGTTGATTTCATTAAGTCCTTTGTTTTTAAGGAAGTAGCCAGCCTCCGCCGTAGCTGCCGCCAAAAATTTCGCGCCCTGTAGCAGCACCCATCTGAAAAGGTCCTGGATAATCAGAAGCTCTCATCGCTCTAATCTGAGTCTCGAACTCTGCCCGTAACTGAGCGGCCCCTTCTCTATCTTGCTCTGCCTCACGGAAGTAACTGAGGAGATAAAGACTGAGGGGTCCGTGCCATTCATTAGGGATCTGGAGAGTCTGCGAAGCCATTCCTTGAACATAGTTGGGGAAGTGTTTACGGAGTCCGGCGAAGCGGATGTTGAGTTCGGTGATCGTGGCTCCCCCGTTGGCGAAGCTGAGGGCGGGAGTTCCACCGAGGGCACGGGTTACGTTAGTCATTTGAGGGGTGGCGTTAATCGCTGAATAAGCAATGATCTCAGTGCGAGGAGCTCCAGGGTAATAGCCTGCGTTTCCGGGGGAGGGATTCCCGGTGATAGCGGCGAGGCCGAAGGGGAGGACAAAGTTGGCGGAGCTCGTTAGGGTGATGGTGGTGTCACCGATATTAATCTGAGCTCCATTCGTTGTGGAGCCTGAGGTGCGCTGGGGTTGAGGGAAGACTTCAGCGATGGCTCGTTCGGCGTTGTAGCTGACAGCGGCTCCCCACGAGTAGCCATTCGTGGAGTTCGCGTAGAAGAAATTACGCTTATTGAAGATCTCCATTACATACCCATCGTACCAACCGTGGGTGAGACGCTTCCACAGGCCGGTGAGGGTATACATGGGGACAGCGTTGATGCTACCTACTCCAGTGACATCTCGGATTCCTCCAGTGTAATTCGCGGCGAGACGAAGGCCATTATTTAGCCACATATACATCTGGGCGGCACTGATGAGCTTACCGTCTTGGTCGGGGAGATAGGCGGTAGAGGCTGTGGCAGGGTAGCCGGTACCGGCGACTTCGTAGCAGGGAGGGGTGACGCTGCCACCTTGATTTAGAGTAAAGGTGGCGGGGAAGAGACCTGAGGTGATTCCAGGGGTGGGGGGATAGGTGGTGGGGAAGTAGTCGAAGTAGGCATTCTCGCCACCCGCAGTCAGGCCGTAGTAGATACGGATGCGGACAGCGGTGGGATCTGGGGTGAAGGTTACTTGAATGCTATGATTCGCGCCGACTACTTGACCGGAGGATTCAGCGGACGGAATCGATTCTCCCCAGAGATTGAACTGGGAGACTTTTAGGTAGTAGGTGGTGGCGGGGATAGGGTTTGCGCCGACTGCTACGACAGCGTAAGATAAGCCAGTGGGCGGTCCAAGGGTAAGGGGCTTATCGGGGCCCAGGATGCGAGCTTGTACGATGGCGTCTCCGACGGTCACCCTTCTCCTTTATGTTCCACATAAATGGGCTGTAGCGACTACTACAGCCTAGCGACGGCCTCGTCGCCGTGGGGCACGCTTGACGATACGCTGTTTAGCGTAGGACTTCCGGCCCCCCATTCTCATTCCTTTGTGTCTGGACATTCTGTGCATTGAGTTATCCTCCTTGAATTCAGGTGGGAGTGCCCTCTAGATCATAACGCTCCCCCGAGCGTTTGACCTCACCCCCACCAACTTGTTAGTTTCCTGCAACCTCGAAGTCGTACAATAACTGTCCGTTGGCCACATTTCCCATGGTGACAATCACACTGATTGAATTGATGGCGATGTCTGTGCAAAAACTTGTTACCTCATCGGGGAGATCAGAAGCCGCGAAGGACGCACCAGGGCCACGGAGGACACGAGTGTTTGTGCCGTCAGTGGCAGTGACTTTGAGTCCGGTGATTTGGCCTGCACCTGCTCCGGGGTAGCTTGTAGCCTTAAATCGGAGTTGTCCTTGATGGATGGTGATTCCAGTAGGGAGAGCTGTAGCTGTGGTGGTCGTAGCATTCGTCGCTGCTGTGGTAGCCAAAGTCGAAGCGTAGACCATCGGAGGGACTCCGAAGTTTGGAATGCGGTCGTAGATGCTGTGAACGAATGCCATGTCGGTAAGTCCTTTGTTTTCTAGGGCTCCAAGCACAATTCAAAATCTAAAACCGATTGTCCATTCGCGACGTTCGTCATAACTACGACGAAGGCGATAGTCGGGGCGAGCAGAGGGTTCTGGACCGTGATAAGGTCTGTGATGAAATCGAAGGTGAAGTCGAATAGGGCGGAGGCCGCTTGAGCGGGGACTTCAGCTAGGATTAGGGTGTTCGTGCCATCGCTGATTTGGACGGTGACAGAGCTCACAACACCAGCGCCGGTTCCAGGATAGGTGAGGGCGATGGTGTTCTGAGTCTTAACACGAATCTTACCAGCGGTGATCGATACCATGCTACCCAACTGGGCGTTGGTGAACGTGGTCGTGGTGGTCGCGTTCGTGGCATTGGTCACCCCGGTCTTGGAGAAGGTGAGTGGGGTACCGTAACCGATTGTCGTTTTCTGGAGCGAGTTGATAATCGCCATAGTGTTATAGTCTCCTGTGCGTTAGCTCGCCAGCGAAGTGATCGCGACCTGATTGCGGGGGCCGACGCAGGACACGTTCCAGGTTACGTACATCGAGGAAGTGATGACGCGCTGGTTCGAGGGCTTCAGCCACGGGTCGATTGTGAAATAGTCGTCTTCGTGGAAGACGGGCCAGAGGTACTTGGTGTTCAGGATGAAGGCGACGCCGGTGGGGGCGAAGCGGTCAGCGAACACGACGCAGTTGTTGAAGAGGAAGTGATAGCGGAAACCTGCTTGCACGGCCTCTTGGTCCTGCATGTTTGAAGTGAAACGCTCCAGGCCCACGAAGTTCTGCTTGAAGGCGGCGAACTGGGTCTGAGTCATAATCATCAGATCGGGTTCGTCGTAGCCGAAGACGGTGGATTGATAGGCAGTCTCAGCGATGGTCGGGGTGAGGTTGCCGCCACCACCGGAGACGTTCGCCTGGGGGAGCCAGAAGGCATTCGCGGCGGTTGCGCGGTTGATTCCAGCGATGGTATTGTTGGTCGTCTGGACCCAGGAGACGAGATCGTCAACGTCCAAGGAGGTGTTCTGGGGAGCCGTGTGCCAGAGAGCTCGGCAGAGCTTTTGTAAGAGGGAGGCTGAGGCGATCTGGAACTTCGTCTTTACGATGTCCAGACCCATCGCTCCGCCACGGTTTAAGATGATGTCCGTGATGGGGAGGGAGAGGGTCTGGCGGTAGAATTTCCAGACTTGGTTCGCGGGTTGGATCGAGTCCACGACTGCGGTATCCAAGAGCTGGTCACCGTAGTAAGCTCCGCCCGTCATTTCTTCAGTGGTGGCGAGAGGGTAGACGAGCTCGCCAGTGGCGAACTTCTTACCTTCGCGGGTGAAGCCCCACCACACGGGGGAAGGCAGGAAGACCACATCACCGATGATCGGTTGGATGTGCTTCTCGGTGATCGCGTTCGCCGTGTTCACTAGTTGAACGGGCGGGGTGTTCATTCCCGTGCCTACTTGAAAACTCATAAGTCCTCCTGAATCAGATAGATACAGCCAAAGTGTTCGAGTCTACTTCGCCTAATTCCCGCTCCCTTTGGTGCGGGCAGCCTCCAAATTTACCCTTAGCGAAGTTACAGTTCATACACAAGAGACTGTACTTATCTTTCGGGTATCCTTCGGCTCTAGCCATCCGGTACATCTTAAATCCAGTAATGCCTTTCTCATGCTGCTCCCTTCCATTTACATGGTCGAGAGTTAGAAACTCGTGGCGATCTTCGCCACAACACTGACAGCTACCACCGTAAGCTCGGATGAAGTCTCGTTTAGTCCGTGCACGTTCTCCACGCTCATAGTTCCTAAGCTTCTCGGAATTCTGAGACTTATAAGACTTAATCCGTTCCAATGACTTCTCCAAGGTCTTCAAAGTCCAACGGCGTTTGTATTCCTTAGCTTTCTCAGGATGGGCTGTTAACCAATCCTTCCGAACTTTCTTACTAAACTCAAGGTGAGTCTGGTAGTACTTCTTGCATCTACGATTCACCGATGCTCTCGCTGCTTCCGAGTTGGGATCAGCGTAGGGCATTTCTACTGTACACTCCACATCGACGGATCATTCCGGGCGGCATCGATAGCCTGACCGAAGGGATCGTGACGGTTGATCTTGCTCATGTCTACTTTTGGTTTCTGAACGGGAGAGCCTCCACCACCGGGGCGGGGAATCGAGACGATTCGATTCTGCTGACGCCCTTCAAGCTCCTTGACCTTACCATCGAGTTCTTTCTTTTCCTCAGACGCACGTCTGAGTTCAGCCTCACGCTTGGCGCTCAAACGGGATTCACGGAGGCGATCTGCGGTGCGTCGGATATTCGGGGTACCGAAGTTGTCGAGGTCACGGGCGTCATTCGCCATCTTGATGAGGTCGGCTCGGGAGGGGACGGGATCGTCACCGTAGGCTTCCTTCAGGGAGGAGGAGGCGTAGTCGTATTGACGGTCCCAACGTTCCTCTGCGAGCATTGTGGCGAGGGCTTGTTGGGAGCGGCCCATCATTTGCAATGACCTAACTAGGGCTTCACGATCCTTCTGGAGCCAGTCCACGAGGGGGGAAAATTCGACGCTACCTTGATAGGTGCGGAGGGGGGCGTAGTAATCGTTTTGATCGGGAGCACCAGCGGGTGCAGACCCAGGTGCGACGGAACGTGTCGCAGCGGCTTCTTGGATGGCACGTTCACGCTCTTGAACGCGAGCGAACATGTTTGCTACGTCAGCGGCTTGGGAGTCGAGCTCGGAGCGGAGACGGGTGAGCTCCTGGTCGCGGGTGCTCAATTTCTGTTCACGCTCAGCGTGGAGGGAGCGTAGCTCCCCGATGGTCGTCTGCTTCCCGTTACCTAGGGTGAAGACGGTCTCGTCGGGGAAGTTCTTTTTATCTTGGAGGATTTCGTTCAATACGTTAGGCATAAGAGGGTTACCTCATTGTGGGGGAAGATGGACCGGGCATGGGGCCGCCCATTCCAGGGTTAGCTCCGGGCATGGGATTCGGAGAGACCGCACTGGAACCGAGGGGGCCTCCTCCCATTGTGGACATTACGTTTTGAGCTTCACGGAAGGCGTCGATGGCTTTGCTGATTGCTTTCATGGCGGCAGTGAGACCGTCGGCGCTCTTTGGGATACGCATAGCGTATTGAGGGATGAAGGAGATGATTTTCTGTTGCATCGCCTGGAGTTCTTTCAAGCCTGCTTCGGGATCGGCTCCTCGGAGCTCACTCAACTGTTGAGCGACCGCGTTAGCTGTCGAGGAGGGATCGAAGCCGGAGGGTCCCATGGGTCCACCCATAGGGTTTCCCCCGGGGCCTCGAAAGGCCATCCCTTGGCGGGCGGCGAGCATCGGATTGGCGGGGGTTGCCATTTTTGATTAGCCTAGCTTTCTACTTCTTAGTGCCTCGGCTGGATGACTTCGAGCCGCCAGGGACGAAGCCTAGAGGGTCGGAGGCAGTGAGGACACGAGGGTTGTTGACGGGGAAACGGGGGTCGCCCGAGGGGAGCTTGGCATCGAGAGGGGTTACGAAGTTACCGTAGCCGTCTTTGCCACTGCTGGATTTCTTTGCCATTTCATTCTCCTTCGTACTAAATTTGATTCATCAAAAGACCCACGGGGGCCCTCTGCTTAGGACAGAAGGTCCCCGCTGGAGCTGCCTCCGCCCCGAGCATAACCCGCTCGGCATCTAGTATCTATGCCGGACGGTGTTTGTCCGAGGGGCGCTCCGAGTCTACTTACGTTTACCTCCCCGCTTGTGACGGCGGCCTCCACGCTTGTGACGAGCCATGTTGGTTATCCTCCTTTCGCTTAGACTGTTACCATTTCTCTTTCAAACCGGGGGTCGTTGGGGATCTCATGGCGGGAGTCACCGTAGATGGAGATCATCTCGGAGGCGCGTCGGCAGAGATAGCTGATCCAAGATTCCTCGGTTGTGAAACGTTCTCGGGTTGAAGCGTGTTCCATGAATGGGACTGATGGGGTGCCATCGATGGCGATTTGAACTTCGATCCATTCGCTTTGCTTGGGTACGGGGGAGATCTTGAGAATCTCCACGCGGTGACCTGAGGTGAAGGAATGGGAGAACTGTTTCACAGTGTTGAGGATAGAGGTGGGGTGGGGAGAGTGTCAATGAGGGTTGGATTTCATACGGGGATTAGAGTGCTAGAGAGAGCGGGGAATCTCTACCCAGACTCGTTTATATTGGTGGTGAGGGGTTTGGTGGAGACGGTAACCGAAGCTCAATAATGAACCATCTGAGGCGAGGTTTAGAATGGTGCTGTAGGGGCGGTTAAGGCGTCGGGAGAGCTCCCGGAGGGAGACCCACTCTGTGGAGGATTGGGTGGGTGTCCCTTGGGGGGGCGCGGCTTTCGCTATGGATGGGGAGGGGGTCATCGGCGGGATTTGATATGGGAGAGGGCGGCGAGCTCTTGTTCACGCTGTAAGCCTGCGGCGATCTCTTCGGCTTCGGGGACCTCCAGCATTTCGAGGGCGTGCTTAGTGTCGAGGAGACCTTCGCTGCGGAGATCCTTGACCATGCTGCGAAGTGCGGCGGTGGAGACGGGGCGGAGTGAACCGGCGTCGAGTTCGATGGTGTAGTCTTCGAGTTCGTCACCGGAGGTGCCGCTCCATTTTACTTCACCTACTTCTTCGCCACGACTAAAGGCGGGGAAGGTTCTATCGTTCACGTAGTATTTGACCATCGTGTAGAACAATAATTCACTGAAGCGTTGGATGGGTTCGCTAAACAGACGGGCTCTCAAACGGGTGAGATACTGTGCTTGGTAGAGGGTGGCGTCGAAGAGTCCGGGGGATGTGTTACCTGCGCCACCTTCTCCTTGACGGGAAGACGCGAAGCCCTGGAGTTCACGTTGGAGAGTTAGGAGTCTATCTGGGAACTCTAGAACCTGAGAGGGATAAACATTCGGGGTTTTATATTCAGGGGGCTTAGAGTTCGCGTGGATTACTCTGACCTCACCGGGGATACCACCAAAGTCATCTGGGTCGATGCCGCAGTCGTCGTAGAGGAAGACTTGGGCGTTATTTACGCGGACCATGTTCTCGAAGATTTGGGTGTACATCCTCTCGCTGAGATCCTGGAGTGATTTAGTGAAGCGCATCGGGGGAGGGGGATACCAGCCGAATAAGCAGGGGAGGGAGGGGAATTTGATGATCGGGAAACGGCGGAGAGGAAAGGGATTGTTGTCATCGAATAGCTTTACGCCTTCGCAGTCTACGATCATTCGACCGTTTGGGTACTTCATCTTAAATTTAGGTGGGACTGAAAGTCCCCCGAGGTCTCGGGCGAACTCGGAGCCTGCGATATCTTTTACGACTTCAGTGGTGTTATCGTAGATGAAGGTGTAGCGGACGGTGGCCTTACCGTCGTTCTGGGCACGGTTCTGGAAGTGAGGGCCCATCGTTGAAGTCATGGGGCCGGGTAGCATGTCGAACTGACCTGCGGGTTGGTCACCGAGGCCACTAATAAACTGATGGGCTCCAGGTTGGACGTAGGCTCCACGGTCCCAGTATTGGGCGATCTTGTCTACGTACATATCGTCTGTCCACTGGACCCACTGCCAATCGTCTTCGTTGTGGGCGGAGGGGTCGGGGAAGCAACGGGAAGCTAGGATATTCGTGGCGTAGACGAGACCTTGACCACGGCGAGCGAAGGCATCGAAGCCTACCATGAGGTAACCGACACCGAAGACCATACTGCTTAGGTAAGTTTCGAGTAGTCGATTGTTGATGAAGCCCTGACGCCAATGTTGGCGGAATGAATCTTCCCGTTCCTTGTCTCTTTCGCTGTGCTTGGCGACGTAGACTATTGGAGTCGTATCAGATAGGTCTGTGGCTTCGTTGAGGAAGAGTGTTTGGAGCTGGGGGATACGGACACGGGGTCTAAAAGAGGGGACATCCCCCATGGAGTCTGCGATGTGGTAGAAGTTTTTTGCATCTTCTTGCCAGCCGACACCGAAAGATGCCCTCTGGCTATCCTGGGAAAGTCTTTGTAACTCGTCTAACTGGCGGAGAAGGCGAGAGTCCGGGGAGTCGTCACGGCTACTGGACTTCGTGGAGACAGTTCTGAAATTAGCCACGGGACTCCCTCGGGGTGACCTGTAATCGCAGCACGTGTAGAAGGTACATAAGAATCAGTTAATTGTCAAGGGGGCTTTTAGGGGAGCGGCCTTGAGGGGCTCCGGACTGTCTACTGAGGCATTCAGCCAATCACGGGTAGCTTGGAGAGGTGTGATATCGGCATCTCCTTTATCTTTCTTAGATTTACTGAGGAAGTCTTCGATCTCCATGATGACGCTGAAGAGAGCTTTGAGGTCAGAGATGCCGGTGAGGGTCCCAAGGTTCGCGGCTAGGACCGTTTGGAAATGGGCGTAGGCTTCCACGATGTGGCCCTTATCTCTCAACTCCTTGAAGCGAGTTCCAGCTACCTGGAGAAGAGCTCTGGCCTCAGCGACCTGCGAGGGGTTGAAGCTGCTGCTCGATCCGCTCGACGGGCTGCTGATAGAGCTTCCAGGGCTGCTAGTTCCGCATCCGATTTTGGAAGTGGGGTCCGGGAATTCTGCCATTTTGTGTGGTCCCTTTCGTTGATGTTGACTACTGGACGGGAGGGTTCAGAGGGGGGGAGGATGTGGAGTTGGGCTCCCGGTTTGTGGACTCGGATTGTTACCCTATGGGTGCTAGAGTCAGAGTCCACGCTGAGACAAGTCTCTGGGGGGATCGAGGAGATCTCAGAGTCGTCGAACTCGATGACTTCTCCTGGGTCTCTGTTGACGAGAGCGATGAGCAATCGAAGGTATTGTTCGGTGATGAGCATCTAGTCTCCTAGCATACTAACATACTACGACTTCTACTTCTGACCCACTTCGGGTCGAGAGTGCTTTGCGGTACTTCAGGTGCATGAGAGAGAGAGGTCATACTCCCCCCAGGCGGTTCTTGACGCGACCGCGTTCGATCTTAGATATGTGATCTCGGGCCATCAGAGCACAGTGTTCTTCTGCGAAGCGGCCTAGGGTGACTTGGCCGACTCCCTCTAGGTATGAGATGGAGGAGCCGCTACGGGCATCGAGGATCGAGGTCGAAGATATCTCCGGGTCCATGTAGTTTGATTTCGCTGCATCGACTAGGCGGGGAGGGGGATATTGGGTGCGAGCGGCCCAGGCGATCAGGGCGGCGAACATGATATCATCATGCCCACTACGAATTCTCCAGGCTCCCCACTCCTCGACGGCTTTGGACATTTGCTGGAGGAGGGCTTCATCACGTACTACCACGAGGCCCTCTCGGAGAGCTGCCCTAAAGTATGTAAAGGCCATCTCACGGGTACGTTGGGTGGTGTCCCAGCCGCCTAGGTTACGGTCTCCCATTCTACGGATGCGGTCGTCTTTGCCTTTCCACCTGTACAGATTCGGATAATGCATATCGTCACGCATCCGGCGAAGGGTCTCATAGCCTAGGTTACCTGTGAGCTCCACGTTGACCATGGCGTTGTTGTACCATCTGCCGAGGCCATTACAGAATCTCGCGAGGACCTCTGGGTTGATGCGTTCAGCGAGTCGTAATACCTGCTCCCCGGTCTCTCCGCAGAACATTACAATAGCAGCGAAGTCCCCTTCTTCCTGACCACGAGCGGCATCTGCTCCGATGAAGTAGTGGAAGCCGGGGATTGGTTCACGCCACACGAGGACAGGACCATCGGAGCACTTCTCGATCTTTGAGATCCCTGCATCGGTGAGTTCCATGCGACAGGTGTAGCGGGGGGTCTTGATCGATTCACGCACTCGGGCGATCTCATTCGAGTCGAAGCAGGGGCTTCCACTAGACTGGAAGGCGACCTCGGGACAATGAGGATATTCCTGGAGGAAGATCTCGATTCTATTTTTACACTCCCCAGCGATCTTCAGGCGACGCCACGCGAGGTTAGAATAGGAGGCTCCCCATTTTTCCATGAGCTCCTCCTCCTCGTCGTCGATGGCGGGGTCGAGGGGGTAGCCTTCGATGATGCTTGGATCAGCGGTGGCCTCTGGGTCCTCTACCCAACTCAGGAATATAGGGGTGAAGTCTGTGTCCCCTTCAATGGCCTGCATCCAGTATTCGTAGAATCCCTCCCCTTCGTTTTCAGTACCATTCGCGGTGGATTCGAGGACCGTCCAGGAAGTGGGACCGGTAACTGAGGGGAGGAGGGAGGCGAAGGCGGTGTCTGCTGGATAGAAGGCGACCTCGCTGAGATGTAGGAATGAAAGGGTCCAGCCACGGCCTGAGGTGGAGTGACCTGCGGTGGCGATGCTGAGTTCACTATTCCCACCTTGGAAGTTGAAGAGGATACTTGACTTCGTGGGGGGTGTCGTGAGTTTATAGGGGAGAGATTCTACAAGGGAGAGGGGGATCTTGAATAGGGCCTGAGAGGAAGAGTGAGTGTGCGCGAGGATCTTCGCGGTGGCATTCGCTTGGGCGAGGCAGTGGATCGTGGCGAAGGCATCGAAGAGGCTGGACATGCCGACGCGACGGGACTTCAGGATAATAAACTTCATCGGCCTACCTGCCATCTGGGTAGACTTGACGATCTCCACAGCCTTACGCTGATTCGGGTTTAGACGGAAAGGGATGCGAGTACCTCCACGAATCGGGGGGATCGTCATCCTTTCCATCAGTCGAACAGCGTTATCGATGTTCACTCTTCACCCTTCGGACACCGATCTCGCCTGGGGACTCTAGGAGCTTCTTTGCTTTCTCCATCGCGAGCTCCTGCTCCACAGGGTTCAAGTCTCCCCTCTTTAACAATAGTGCAATCTGCATCGCCACCCTAAAAACCATCGGGCTCATTGTTTCACCATTGGGCTAGGGGGAGCAGGGGTCGTGAGGGCCTCCGTCTGCTCCCTCTGAACCTCCTGCCTCCAAGCAGTGTAGCATTTCTCGGAGCAGATGAAGTAAGAGACTACCTGCCCGTCGATGATCCGGTCACGTTTGAACTTGAACTGATCCCTAGGGAAGGTGCCCCTACATGTACCGGGAACAGTATTCGCTTTCACGTGGGATTCGCTGGCCATGATGCATGTGACGGTATCTCCTTGTTCGACGTTCTCACGTTCACGAAGAATAGTCGCCCCTCGTTCAGCGGATAGTCTCACGTCTGCGAGTAGTTTGTAGCCATCCGCGAGGGGCACGGTGCGCCACATTTCTTTATCTGAGGCGATGAGCTCGTGGTAGGAGTCCCAGCGTTTCTGGACAGCTTGGGACTGCTGGGGGGCGGCAGCGTGGACGGGCTCCGCTTCGACTGGGGCTTCAATCGGGGGGAGGGGCTTTGGCTTGGGCTTCGGAGACTTCTTCACGGGAGCCATAGGGGTGTCGTGATGGGTTGTGAGAGTGGCTGGGATTGTTGGGAGCATAGTGTATTACCTCGTTTCAAATGTAGTGAAGGACCCCTCACCTGTGCCGAGACGTTCTGACTGGGAGATCGCTCCTCCATCTCCGTCACGGCGGGGGCGAGAGGGGCGGGTTGTCTCGATGAGATTGTCGATGGCGTCAGGTTGTTCAGGGATAGCTGAGGGCTCAGCGGAGAAGAAGTTCAGGAGTAAATTCGTGAGATCGTTCACGGCATCGTTGGACAAAGGGGGCTGTCCAAGCTGCTCCCAGATCTTAGCGATAGTCTCCGAGGAGCGTTGGCAGAAGATATCGATATCAAAGTTAACGGGTTCAGTTGGCACAGGTTGACTTTCCGCTCCCCGTCGAGGGGAGCTACTCGCGGCAGCGAGCGGGGCGTGGCGGAATATATGTGCTTCGAGGCGGGCGATGACATTCTGGAGAATGGCCTTCGCTTGACCTGAGTAGCCTGAGTCGGGTTGGATCTCGCGTAGCCAGAAGTCTTCTACGAGGGAATGGAACTGGGGGCGGGATACGTTGAGGGTTTCGTTTGCCATCTTAGCTCCTATGAACTCTCACGGCTATTAGCCCCAAACCTCGGGTGGCTTTACCGGGAGCAGGTTTCGGTTCAATTCGTTTAGTACTCAAGCGGACCTCCGGATGTCGAAGTATGTCTTCTTACGGGCGAGCTCTTGTTCAGAGAGGGTACGAATCCGATCCCGCTTCTGCGCGGCCTCCCACTGAGCACGCATAGATTCCTCGGGCTTCGAGACTACCCATGAACACTTACAGCTCTCACACCCAAAGACCCAATGGCTCTCCCCCTCACTCACGATGACAGTCCGGGGGGATAGGCAACGTTGGTGAGTGGAGCCGGTGGGTAGAAGACGTGAATTAGGGCAAGCGGGGAGGGTCACTGAGAGATCTCCAGTTTCTTCCCAATGTTCAATGGGGCAGGGGCTTCGTACTCTGCGACCTCTCCACTAGAGGGACACTCAGGCACAGGGGGGTGCTTCACCTGGATAAATCTCGTGATAACATGCGTCCCATTCATCACTTGTTGTTCTTGGACGCGAGGGTCTCCGCTCAATAAAACCACGCCGCAGCGAGCACAGACGGGGCACGGGGGATTGAGATAAATAAGCATGGGTTACTTTGTTCCTTTTGGCAGAGGCACTTCCTCTACCTCAATAGGGATTTGAGAGTGAGGGAGAGCAATTGATAGGCCGTGGTTCTTACATGCATCTTCTCCGTGCTTCCAGATAATGACCGCAGGTTTATCGGGATGGTAGAAAGGATTAGCGGGTGAGAGTGTAGAACCACACTCTGCACAAACTGGGTATTCGATTGGTTTCGTGTAGACTTTCACTTCGCAGCCTCCTGGAGGCGCATGGCCTCATATTGACTCTCCCGCTTCTTGTTCAGCCAACGCTTCAATGCCCCCCGCTTCGCACGAGCTGAGTGTACAGAACGCTCCCCCCTCATCTGCTGCTCCGGGTACAGGAGAGCCTTGGTGATTCCTCCGATGACTCCGGCGTGTTGAATCTGCTTGAGTCCAGTGGGATAAATAAGTTCAAGCTCTCGCATTCTCTTATCGTACCGCCGAAGCGCCTCCCTTCGCAGATCTTCAGGGAGGAACCAGAAGAGGTCCATACGATTTCTAATCCGGTCCACCCACCGAATCCCCTTAACAAGAGGGTGTTTTGGTCTGGACTTAAGATGCTCAAGGGGCCCATGCTTCCTGAGATCTTCGCGTCGCTCAAGCTGTTCGAGGTAATAGGCATCTGGCTTCACCGCTTCTTCCCCCTCCGCTTCGTCCTACGCTTACGACGACGCGACTCCCTCTTCTTCCTCATCGAAGCGGCGACAGCACTTTTCTGGGAGTGGCCTGAGTGAATCATCTCCCTGATATTTTCACTTACGACTTCGCTGCTGGTACCAGGGTGGAGGGGCATACTACTTCCCAAGCTCCTTCAATTCAATCTGCAACCGTGCGAACTCATCCTCCCACCGTGGACTCCCTGGAAATCGAGAGAGCATCGCCTTCGCTAGATTCAATCTACACGTGAGGATCTTTCTCTTGGAGCGTGACCTTGAGATCCGCTGAAGGTGCTCCCGGAGAGACACCTCCTTCTCCACCTCCGGTTCACCGCTCGTGTTGGCTAGACTCTCCATTTTCAAGTCTAAACGTACTGAGCGAGCTCAGTGAGGCTATCCAGATATGAGAAATCAGCGAACGATCCCTCGTAGCCCTCGGTGTCTGTGATCCAATATATCCCTACATTTGGAGCAGTCACCGGGGTCCATGGACTATTCGGAGCAGGAGGGAGTCCCATCCCGATACAATAATTCCGCTGGAGCTCCTGCACTAGGGCATCCAGGTTGAGTCTCGTGGGGAGTCCCCCGAAGAGGGTGATTGTATTCCCCTTATTGAGGAGGGGCTTCTGCTGGAACATAGCCGTCGCTTGAACCACTGTGGTCGCCATCTCTTTGATCTCCTTGAGTTAATCTACTGAATCTCTCACCTTCACCCCTATCCACGACAGAATCACCAGTCCTTCTATGAGTAGAGATCCTATAGCCGCCACGATCCCCAATCCCCATAAAGCGAAGCGGAGGAGCGAGCCAACCATGCTAGGTACTTTGCCCCACCTCAGGGAATCCTGTCAAGTCCCACTCTCTAGGAGTAGGACCATTAGTGAGCCTTTCTGAGCAGACACCTCCTCCTTGAGCATGCTATCTAGAGAACATGACCATCTATCTAAGTCTCCTCGTTTCCCTAGTGGGAGTCCTAATGTACGCCCTCTGTGCGAACCCTAAGCTCCAGGAAATAGGCCGCTTATCCTTCTGGGTAGGCCTACTGGCCTTCCTCCTGAGAGTCGCAGAGCTCCCCAAGGTCGTCGGCGGCTAGAACCTCCCCTCTCGATACGCTCAGGGGACAGCCCCGTCCCACCCCACCTACCATGATTGCTCCTCCTCGCCACACCTCCCAATATATTCCTACTATAACCAAACACGTTTGGTAGGGAGTTGTAAATTTTTCCTGTAAATGCCTGCTCGCGTCGCTCGCATCTCGGGTGGGCCCCCTCTCGCTGTGGCGATGGGGCTCGGAAAACGGCGCTACATTTGATTACTGGTTAGTAACGGGACACTGCGTCGTAAAGTGCTTTGTGGGGCAGAGTGCTTTACAGTGCAGAGTGCTTGACGGCACAGGGATACTCTTCAAAGTAAAGGACTTGACGAGACAGAGAGCATAACCAAACGTGATAGGTCTATCACGAGAATTCATGGACTCAGAAGCACTTAGCACTAGACACCCGTATGCTAGTAGTCGTACTATGCTAGAAGCATGAGAACAGAGTCAAGTACGGGAGCGGGACGGGATCGCGGACAGCACGCGGTAGCGTCCCTGCCGGTATGCGGTAGGCCAGTCGTCTACGGCGCGCGTAGCGTCATAGCTGGTCATGTCCCCGCTTGCAATCTCCATTGGCTCATGCTTGGCGTGACGCTGTAAAGTCACGTGTGACAACGACCTGCGTAAGGTCCATCGGTACACGGCGATAGCCACGATCCTCAGTACGCTTCTGAGACGGCAAGATAGGTTGCGAGCCTTGAGCACGCCAGCACGTAATGGAGAGAGGATCACACCTGTATAGCTGGGTAGACACAAGCGATAGCTCATGGTTCCGTCCCTACTCGAAATGAGAGCAAGGGGTGACAACGGCACGGAGAGCAAAAGGCCATGACTACCACGCACATAGCGCCTTGACTCTCAAGACAATGAGAGCAAGGCCCGACAGCGGAATAAGGGTATACGGTGATAGAGATAAGGATACGGGACCTAGCCGAACGACAGTGAACGTAATTCTGTACTAGGTCCTGAGTCCTTTTTTGATTGTCTACACTCCGCTCGGGTGTTCAAGGGATCACACCACACACGCCATACGCAACGCTCACACTATTAGAGCTAACGCAACGTGGCACACTCTCAAGGGTACGGTCCCTTGTATTCCCGAGCGGACACACTACACACAAAGGAGCACTAGCAATGAGCACGAACAAAGTGAAGGAAACGAAAAAGAATGGCAATCGCACGCTGACGCAGTATGACGCGATTGCGTACATCCAAGGCGATGAGAACGAACGCGATATGCAGTATGATTTCGCGGGAGTCTCCACTATGCCGATGGCCGAGCTGATCGGCGTGGAGGCGGCGGACGCCTTGAAGGCCCAATTCTTCAATTGGCTGCTGATCGCGCCGGAGAAAAAGCGCGCGACGGTCAAGGGTTCCAGCTATGCGGGTTTTCTCCGCTACCTGCTGGACCTGGCGCAGCGGAACACCGACAGCTACCTCAAGGCGAACAAGATCGCCGCTTTCGGTCAGTACACCCTCGATCACCCGATGACGCCGACCGAACGTGTCGAGATTGCTCGCGTTTTCGGTTGTGAGGCCGTGGTGCCCACGGCGGAATTGAACCCGGCGACCATGACCGTGGAAACGAAGTAGTTCACGGCACAACACCGTGACAATCCACGGCAAGCGGAGTATTCTCTCACGGGACTCTCTCAGTAAGATGAAAGGGAGTCCCGTCCCTTTTCCCTACGCTATTACACGTAGGATGGTTTTACAGGATAGGACTGGGGTACAGAAAGATACGCCTAAGTCCTTCCACTTCCCCATCGCGTGCGAGCATGGGAGGGAGGTACAGTGGACACAGGGGGGTTTACTTGTATGTGGATGTCCCCTGGAACCGTGCCGTTCTCTCTACACGCAGGGGAAGGTCATCCGGCCCCGTCCACTCAAACGTGGGACCGTGCATAAGGAACAATTGAGAAAATTTCTGGCCGATGTCCTGAGGCAGAGGATTGAAGCCAAAAAGATCGCGGCACGGCCCCCCGTGAATAGCGGCGGAAAGAAACGTGCCACGGTGACCATACGGGAGGTGCGTAGCTGTGGGGCTACGTTGCCTCCGGTGTGGGAGAGGTCAGTGAAGTATGGGAAGTAGTACAAAGTCTACAGGGAGGGGAGGTGAGATGATAATGAAAAAGAAAACTGTGCGGAAGTCTGTCAGTAAGAAAAAGGCCGTGAAAGCCAGCAAGCCCAAGGGGGCGGCTGTGTCCAGTAAGGCGCTGGCGGCGTTGGATGCGTTGGATCATTGGTACACGGGATACGCGGGTTCAGACCGTAGCCGTCTGCTGACGGAGCGCGTGAGGCCGTATATCGAGGAACAGCGCGGCGGGAAGTAGTCCGGCGACGAGAACTGGGGAGAGACTCTGGGGGAGGTTATTTTGGAGGTTTATTCTGATCCCCTCCCCCGCTTTTTAGCATTCACAAGTAATCATAAAATCCCACAGCCCATGTGAGTATCCCGTGGATCTGTGGTGATCGTCCAGACTACCCCCTGGACGTTTTCCCCTTGCCGTAACTTGGTGGGGGAATGGCGTGGGCTGGCCCCATCCCCAGCTGGCCCACTTGCCTATCCATTACATAGGGGGATAGAGGAAGGTAGGATGAATCCTCAGGAAGATGACGGAGTAATGGTCCAAGCGTTCGAGGATGTACCGTGGGACTTGGATGTTGTCAGTCTGCATGACGAAGTGAAGTAATCTCACCTAAACCCCGTAGGCAATCAAAAAAGGATTCACAATCCACTCTACGATTTTACAAGGGGGTTTCACAATGAAAACACCACAGGGGATCATTCTCGATTCGTTCCACGGGGATAGTTATGGAGATTGTATTCTCACACGAGCGTGTATGCATCTGGATGCTCTGGAAGCTGGGGAGAAATTACAGGGAGCATCGAGTGTGGGGGAGTGGGAGTTTTTTATGCAGGAGTCTTTGGGGGAGTAGTTGTGGGAATTTCAACGAGGGAGGTATTGGATATGAAAGAAGAACTGAAGAAAGTCGCCCAGCAGTATGACGATGGGGCTATCACGAAGGAGCAATTCGCGGATGCTGTTCTTATGATTCTGGCGGAGCATCGGGTGATCGGGCTGGCGGAGTAGAGGATACAGGTTTATCTAAAGGGGGAGCGGGATGAAGATTGTACATGTTTTCTCTGTGAGGTCACTGAGGGATCTGAAGGGGCTGAAGGTTCCTCCTGGGGTGAGGGTGTTTATTCACAAGAATGAACATGCGCTCCATTTGGCACTGGAGGCTGGGGTGGTGCTGGCCATGCATGAGGGAGTGGAACTGGCGAAGGGCCTGGGGGAGGTTTTGATTGGGGCTGCGCTGGGACATTTTCTTGTGATTATCGCGGGGAGTTTGGGGAGTATGGAAGACTAGACTCTGGGGAGGGTTATATGACTAAGAAGGATAAGACATCTGAGGTGATCGTGGCGGTTTGTGTGCTGTTGGTCCCTGTGATTTATGTAGGGGGGTGGGAGGTTTCTACGGTGATTTTCCTACTAGCGGGGGCCCGAATCGCTGTACTGAGGATGAATGGAGAGTAGCCGTGGGCTAACCCCTCGGCATCCCCCGTTGACATCATCGAACACTGGAGGTTCTATGAATCTAGGGTACTCTAAGAAGACTATCCCTATTGGTTCTAGTAGTATACAGGGATTTACTCTGTACTCTCAGAGAGGGAAGAGAGAGTATATGTATGCTCATACGGATGCTCTCCGGCAAGCATTCATCAAGACTCTCGATCCTTTTCAGGGGGCCCTACCTTGTTTCATGGGTGATAGGGGTACCCAACTTGTACTCCCTATACTCCAGGGCTAGGGCTTGACAGGGAGGGGGAGGGGGAGCTAGCATGGTTGGTCAGCTTGCCCTGAGTGGAATTTTCGGGAGGTTTCATATTTGGTGGAGGTCAAGAAAGATGACTGAACCTGTACAGTATGATGCTGTAGCTGCGGCACGGGCTTGGGTGGAGATGGCGACTGATCCCAGGACTCAGACTATGCGGAGGGAGAAGTTGAGGATTCTTGTGGAGTCTGGGAGGGTCACGCAGGAGGATGTGGAGGGGATTGTCTCTAGGCTTGATGGGGTGCCCCGTCGTAGGAGGGCGAAGCTCGATGGGATGACCCTGTAGACATGGGGAGGTCGATATGCCTGTGCATATTGTGAATCTGGGGGATGGAGTTGTGAAGGAGGGGGAGGTGGTGGATATTACTACCTCGATTCCATTTCCAGATAATCCGATATTGGGGATGGTGGACTTAACCTTGGTTGATATCCCGGAGGGGATTTATGCGATTGAGTTTTTGTAGTCTGGATGAGTTCCTGGAGCGGGAGGAGGGGATCATGTATTCGTAGACTCTCTGTGAGGAATGATATATCTTCGGATGCTGAGGTGATTCTAGTCAGTGCTATGAATCATCTACTGGGAGAACCTCAGGGTCTAGGGGGATCGATGGTGGAGAGGTATTTTAGGATTCAGGAGGAGGTTTCACATGATACCGATAAATGATCTTGGCTGTGGATGGGTCCTCGCGATTGCTATTGGAGTGTGGGGATTCGTGAGGTTCGCTGAGCTTGTTTTTCTGCACTCTCAAAAGATGCAGGAGTTGAAGGACCGGAGGGATGTGGCTTTGGTGGAAGCGCAGTATAAATCCAAGGAGGGGGTGAAGTAAAATGGCGCAAGTGTACCTGAACAAAGCGACTGGGAAGGCAAGGTCGAGGCGTTATGGGGGGAGATTCGCCTCTCCGGACTCGAAGTGGAAAACGGGGCATCGCAAGAATCCTGCCCGGAAGCGTCGTATGAAGAAGACGCGGCTTCAGACGATTATCAAGTAGTATTCCAACAAAGGAGAAAAGAAATGAATCTCAGACAGACTGACGAGAAGGCTGTGATGTTGGCCATTCTGCGGGGGACTGTGGAGGATGGGGAGCACTCATTGATGCGGTATCTCCCGGAGGGTAATCCCGATAAGGGGAAGGGTGGGGAGGTTCGTTCGCTCCTCTATGGGGTGGTGGCGAATTCGGCACCACACCCCCTGGCAGTCCCAGCGATGCTAGCGATGGTGGAGATGGGGATTTACGTAGGGAGCCAGCTTCAGAAGATCCAGGACTCTGGGGTGGAGGTGGATGTGGAGGCTCTGAAACAGGAGGTCTTGAAGGATGGGGGATTGAAGGAGAAGTTGATGAAGATTATGAGTTCTGCTCCCCCTTCCACTCCTGGGGAGGGGGCTCCTGAGGGTACCACGGAGAATCCAATGAAGGATTTTCTGGGGGGATTCGGGAAGGGAGCTTAGGGATGGCTTTACATAAAACTGAGTCTCAAGCCCCACCAACTTACATGATCGCAAGTGTTACTAACAACCTAGGCTATGGTCCTGATGATACTGAATTTGACCGTTGTAAGTCAATTACGCTCAAGGGAGCCTTGAGGGAGTTCAAGGACGTTCAGAAGCAGTTTAAGAAGGACCACGAGAGGAAGACGCGGGTGTTGTTGCTCAAGATTGTGGAGAATGTTGTGGTGGGAGGGGATGATCCATTGGGGAGGCGTTATGCAGAAAGATAAACTCGACACAGAACTACTCACTACGATCTTCAGCGATCAGTGGGATCGTTTCATCAAGAATCCACAAGGGGATGTGCTTCTGCATAAACTCGGGGGATGTAAGGAGTTCCACGAATTGTCGCATCAGATACTTGAGAAGCTGCATAAGGAGGGGGCGGATGGATGCCAAATCAGTCTACTCCTCATGGCTATCGGGGTGAGGTGTGGGTTGGAGTATAGGGAGTTTCAGAGGGGGGCCCTGGAACTGGAGGGGATGTTTAAGTGCTCTCCGGATGCATCTAAACTACTGGGGGAGGTGGAGAATGCGGAGGGCTAGGTCGTGGATGCAAATTTTCACGTTCGGGATTATCGTGTTCCAAACCTTTATTATCCTACCACTCCTACGCCAGTACACTGAGGCTTGATACGAGGAGCAAGTAGCTCTGAGGAAGATGTGTGAGGTGAAGCTCAAGGATGCCCAGCGAATACAGGGGGATCTGAGGGTGTGGATTGAGGAGGAGAGTAGGCTACATAAGCGTTTCGTTTGTACAGAAGTAAAGTAAGAAGGGGAGAGTCTATGGCTACAACTACGTTTACTGGGATCGTGTGGGAGCACGTACCCGCGGACCAAAACGGGGGAGGTCCGGAGGATTTACTGATCGTATCTCTTTGTAATTGGGATGATATTCATATTCCAATTCCTAAAGGGAGACTTGAGGATTTTCCGATTGATTCTCACGTGAAGATAACTGTGGAGGTTTGCACTGATATGGAAGGGGGGAGGTGTCAACGTGGGTAAACAGGATGGGAAGGTCGTAGGGGGGATTGAGGTGGGGAAGCAGTATGAGGGGGTCAAAGTAGTCTGGGCGGATGAGTCGGGGAGTATTTCATACCCTCCCCACCCAGAAGTTACTCATGGGAACTTATATTGGTGTATATACCCAAGTGGGAAGAAAAGGATGTCACGTTGGGGATCGGGGTTTGCCACTGTGAAGGATTTGATGGGGGTGGAGGATTATGGGAATCCGAACCCATTTAAGGTTCCGTGGCCCTGGGCTGAGCTACATCCGGGGGAGGTTGACCCTTCGTTGGATTATCCTACCGAGTTTGCTATGCCCGCGTATACAACGAAATCCAATCACACCATCGGCCCTGCGTATGTGGATGGAGTGCTCACTCCTGAGACCCAAACTCTAATGGTGAAGTGGAAGACGGGAGATCCGTATGAGGCTTGGAATAAACAATTTGATGAGTGGGAGGGGGGGTCTGTGACTACGACGAGTATGCCTAACACTACTAGCGGGGGGAAGCTTCATCCTGTTATCCCTGTGGGACCCGTGAGTCCATTCTATAATCCTAAGATTAAAGTATACGTGGGGGAGACGGATACTGAGACTGGAGTGAGGGTGGTGTGGATTGATCCTCCGGAGGTTGTGTCTCCTAAGTTGAAGGGATGCAAGGAGTGTTATGGACTGTGGTGTGTGTTCCCGGATGGGAGTAAGGGATTACAGACTACTAGTGAGGGGGATTATAAGGATTGTTTAAATTGGCACCATAACAACTATGACAAGGGATGGCCCTGGAAACAATGGCATCCTGGGATTCCTGATCCTTCTTCTGTCTATGTAATTCCACAAACGGGGAAGCCTACGGAGGCTCAGGTGGGGATGAAGGGGGTGTCAGAGGGGGAGGAGTTTTGGGTGGTGGGGATGGGGCCTGAGGCACATTATTCGTGTGTTGGTTGGCTGAGTGATGGAGTGAATGCAACTATGGTGATTGGGGAGGATTTAGTAATTTATGGGAAGTACTTTAAGTCTCATGTTTCTGTGAATGATTTATGGAATGTTGGATATGACAAGATCCCCCCGAATCACTCAGAGATCGTAGCAGAGTTCAAGGGGCAGGAAAAGTGGAAGAATCCGCTTGGCGCAGGGGGGAGTGGAGAGCCTATGAAGACTGTGAAGGAGTTGGCTACGACTACACATAAGGCCATGGCGAAGACTAAGCCTACTATAGCTACTACTCTACAGTGTATCAAGGCTATTAAGGAGTATTGTAAGGTTACACCTCCGAAGTATAGGAGTAATGCTGCCTGTTATACCTGGATTCTTGAGAATTACAAGATCAAGGCTTTCCCGGAGACTCATAAGTGGAGTCACCAGAAGACGGAGAAGTGTATTGAGGAGAATCTGCATAAGATATCAATAGATATCATTGCGGAGGTTCCAGAGGTATCATTGGGGACTGTAATGGCTGAATATAAGCCAACGTGGACTCCCCCTGTTATCACTCAGCTGAAACAGGCTAAGCCAATCCCTCCAACGTATGTTCCTAAGACTCAGAAGGAGCAGGGGTATATTGAGCTTGAAAAGGGGATGTACAAGAACTATGTACTGAAATATACGATGGAGCCATTCTATCAAGGGATGGGGGAGATCTTCGCGAGGCCGTGTCCGGTGAGACCGAGACATGGATTTGTGGATTCGAGGGTGGTGCATACGATTGAGGAGTATGAGTCTCTCCGGGAGGAGGTGAGGAAGGCTGACCCCGAGGGGGAGATCATGCTGGTTCCGACGATCAAGGAACCGAAGTGCTCTGCGGTGTATACTCCGGGGAGGATTGAGGTGGGTGGGGGAAATGATGGGGCTACGGCGGGGAAGGGGGAGGTTGTTTCGTTTAGTATATCTCCGGAGAGGCTACAGGGGGTGAATTATAATAATGGGGGGATTAAGGACACGCCGTACTTTGAGATTGTGTATCAAGGGAAGAGTGGGGATATTGATAATCCTACGAAGACTTGGATTACTCAGTTGAGGGATGGTCCTGAGCTGCCGAAGGGGAGTGAAGATTTTGTTCCTCCTGGGGATGGATTTGTGGTGAAGGAGATTGTGAAGGTGGAGCACCCGGAGGATTATTCACTACTGGAGTGGGAGGAGAGGGTGAAGGGGTTCCCTGAGGGGACTGTGGTGTGGTTCCCTAAGGGGAATTTAAGTAGTCATATTGTGATCCATGCTGTGGTGAAGGGGGTGCCGGTATTGACGACGAGGGAGCCGGTTATTGGGGAGAAACTCGTGGCGACTGTGGAGAAGGGGGAGGGGACCGTTAAGTGGAGAAGGGGGCAGGTAGAGGAAGGGTATGCGGCGGGGATGTTAATAAGGATGCCTGCACAACAAATGATGTGGTGTGTGATGGCGGGTTTACATAATGGGGTGTGGCTGTTCAGGGGGAGACCTTTTATGTTGGGTCTCACGGCGGCGCTGGGGGTGAGGCTGGCGGGGGCTTTGGGGCAGGGGGAGTTGAGATATTACACTAAGGCTGATACAGGATCGAAGCTCTGGAACACAGGGAAGTCTAGAGGGACTGTTTACCATGAGGTACTACAGGATTATAAATGGTCTCTAGAGTGTCTACGGTGGGCTCCCCTGCTTTATCATGCGAAGGGGCATTGGTCAGGGTCATTTGGGGGCCCGAAGTGGGGGAGTTCGATGGATGCAGCTGTGGCGGTGAATGATTCTGTGACCTCTGGGGAGACGGAGGAGATGGTTATTGAGAAGTTGAATATTTTAGTAAACTCCTGCCACAACGGGGGGAAGTTATTTACGAAGGTGGGCCGCCCGAATCAGATATCTAATAACATCGAGCTCGGGGCTGTGCTCGTGGCGCATTACTGGTGGGAGGCGCTGGGGATGGCGAGGGAGAGGGGGGAGGAGATTGCTCTTGTCAGGGGGGAGATGGGAGTTATCCAAGCTGTGAAGGATATGAAAGTGGCGGAGCTTTGTCTTCTTGAGAAGTTACAGGTGCTTGAGAAGAAGCCGCAGTATGTCTCAGAGAATTATCAGACCATCCCTAAACTACCTCCGAAGCCTAAGGTACCCATGGGGGTTAATTTGATTCAGATTAGGAATGTTAAGGAGGGATATGTAAGAGTACAGTGGAGGTATGTTGATGGGGTGCATCACGAGTGGGATACGAAGGGTAGTCAACTCACGGAGGCGTTCTTCACATGGCTAAACGGAGAGAAAGAGGACACGGTAAAGACAGGTCCAAGCCTCGTCTCAGGGGCGGGGGTTCAGTATCCAATCGTTCTACAAGAGGGAGTGGGCGGGGGAAAGGTGTACGCCCCTCTCGGAAAACAAAGCACCGCAAACATTCTAAAGGAGATAAATCACCAATGTCTAATGAGTGGGTATCCTCAAATAAAGCCTCCCTCGTCGTGGACCTCGGAGTCACCAGAGCTGTTCCCGGTGCCGGAGGCGACGCCGGTACCGGTGGAGATGGAGGCTCTGGAAACGGAGGAGCCGGAGTCCCCGGAGGACTTCTAACTGAACGGGGGCGGATTCGTCTGTGGGGTGGGAGTAAGTTCGATATCAAATCGGGGGATGGAGATATCTTCATCAATCTTACCAGTGATAAGAAGTGGAGTGACTTTAAGTTCACTGGGAAGTGGAAGTGGTTGAATAAGTACTATGGTGTTCCACCGGAAGAGGTGGTGCTTAATTGGGAAGATATGAAGGCTCCCGTTTATCCCGCAAGCTTCTGGGTGGAGTTCTGGAAAGAGCTCAAGAGGGAGCTGTGGGCGAATGGAAAGCTGGAGCCTATCGAGGAGGCGTCTAAAGGGGAGATCGGCGCTCCTGAGGGCGCTGGAGCTCAAGGAGAGGGTGTCCAGCAGAGGGTCTTGGATGTTGTTTTTTACTGTACAGGTGGGAAGGGCAGGACCGGGACTGCTATTGCTTGTCTGATGGTCACGGCGGCTCAGATTGATGGTTATAGGGCTATCTTGAAAGTCAGGAAGGCGTATAAGTCTGAGGCTGTGGAGACACAGGGGCAGGTGGATTATATTAAGAATCTCCAGGAGACACTGTATCCTCAGGCGTCTGAAGAGTGGGGGAAGGGGCAGGGTGGGAATGGGGAGAGTATTCCTGGGCCTTCGCAGTCGCATATGTTCAATGGATCTACAGGGTATAACTATAGCCAAGGGGATTATCTCTGCCGTGGTTATGGAGCGAGGAGTCCTCAGCCAACGCCACAGGTGGCGGGGCAGATTATTGTAGCTTTGATGGAGACTGTGGAAGGGGTCGTCAAGGCGGAGTGGGACTTCAAGGCGAAGGAGATTGTGATCTGGGAAGACGAGACTGTCCAAACGGGGCCTGTCAAGGCTGTGATGTGTAAGTACAATGTCGATGGGTGGGATATTCGGATTAAGAATGGGAAGAATCTCAAGAAGTCCTCCTCCTCCTCTACAGGCTCCTCAGGTTCATCGAAGGAATCTAAAGACAAGGAGGAAGATACACTTACCAATTCCCATACGGGGAAGAGGACTACTGGGGAGTTTAAGAGCGTGGGTTCGTCGGGGTATCTCTCATCGATCTCGGGGGTCCAATCGAAGGGCCAGAAACTCCTCCCCTTCAAACAACAGTCTGTAATCGGTGGACCGAGGGAGCAGAAGATCAAGCGTGTCGCGGGGGTCCTCGCGATCTGTAGACACGAGCTCATGCAGATACCGAATGTTGACTGGGTGGGGCAGGGATATGGGGATATTCCTACATTGCGGCTGGGGACGTACCATAAGCACTATGATTCTATGAAGATCATCAATGCGGCTACGGCGATTATTGCGAAGTATGGGTATGACATCGTGGGGGATGAGGGGGTGAATTTAGAGGTGACGAGGGGGTAGGTTATGAAATGTGCTTTTTGTCTTCAAGAGCTTGAAGCCTCATTCAGGAAGATCCCCAAGACCAAACGGAAAGCGTATGGGTTGAGTATCGTTGGGGAGGAGAATGCTCACGTGCTCTGCCTAGCCAAAGCGGAGCAGAAGAGGCGGGAGGATGATCCGGGATACAAAGGGTATTTTGAGGGGCATACCTTCGGGACTGACCCTGTGAAGTATGAACGGGGACAAGATTAGGGGGTCCTACTCCAATCCATCGGGACTCTAGCCCCTAGAAGGGTATAGAGGGGTACAAGAGGGGGGAAATTCATTGCAGGTTTGCAGGATGAGGTATATACTATTGAAAAGGAAAGACTTGCAAACCTGCAAAAGGGTCTGCAACACGTTGCATCATTGCAGGAACTACTATAATGACCCTTTGCAGGACCCTACGTGGAATCAACATCTTGCAATGACTTTTTAAAGGAATGCAGGACCCTGTTGCAGGAGATATCTATATATATTTCATATAGATAGACCTCTTTTGGGCTCTCCCTGCAACGGTTTCCACGTATTCCATCCCATAGGCCGTAGGCCATCGGGGGGATACTCTTTAGACCTAGGACGGTTTGAGGATCTTGACGCGGCCCTTGCCGATGGGTAGAAGGGTGCCCTCTTTTTTCATTCGACTCAGGAAGTTGTAGGCGGATTTCTCAGAGCAGATGCCTGAGGACACAGCGGACATCACGAAGTCTCCTGTGTTGAGTTCTCCGGTGGTGTAGGTTTCGAGGAGCTTAAGGAGGTCTGCCTCGACTCCATTTGGGGCGGCTCCTGCGAGTTCAACGAAGCGGCCACACTTGTCTAGAAAGTAGTAGAATTCCGCTTCAGGGGCATTACGGGGGAGGAGATTGAGGATTCTTTGATTGTGGGTTTCGGGATGGCGTTCGAGGAGGAACATTGTTTCGGTGAGGCCAGCGTAGGCTACAGAGCCGAGGGCTCGTTGGCGTTTGTCGGTGTAGACTTCGGTGGGCTTTAATTTGGGGGAGTGGGCGTGGGCGATGATTGTTTTGTCGTGTTGCTTGAGGCAGTTTAGGACGCTCCTCAACCACTTACCTGTGGATTGGTAAGAGTTCATCGAGTTCCCGTTCTTGCTGTCGGGCATCAATAACATGAAAGATTCGATGATGATGAGGGGGTGTGGGGACCATTTGATGATTGCTTCGATGGTGTTTCCGGGGAGTTCATCGAAGCCGTAGACGAGTTCGGGAGGGAGTTTAACGTCCATTCGAGCTAGGGTGCGCTTCATCCCTTCTTTGGAGCGGTCACCAATGTAAGCGAAGGTGGTGGGGGTGGATTTGTAACCTAAAATGGGGCGGCCATCGAGGAGGTCTAGCAGGGCTTGGAAGGCCCAGGTTGTTTTGCCGACTCCTGAGGGACCTGCGATGGTGTGGATTTCGTGGGTTGGAAGGATTTCATCGATGATGAATTCAGACATAGATTGTCTAATCCCTTTCTTGCACTCAAATGGGCCGTTCCCCGATGGAAAGGGGGGGCGAGGGAGCTACCCCCGCCCCAGGGGTTAGACATGAACGACTTCACCGAGTCGAGATAGTGTACTGACTCGGGTTAGACCTGTCAAGACCTAGGGGTTTCTACTAGGACTACTCTATTCAGTGGGGGTCCTAATCGATCACGCTGGGTCTTGACAGTATGTGGGTGCGAGTAGTAGATTACAATTCAACTCTTAGGAGGAGCTAAGTATGTTAGGAACATTGAAGAAGTACTATCCGTGGATCACGAAGGTTGTGGATGCGAAGCGGGCCGTTACCATTGAGGTGACGAAGAAAGACTCCGCCACTGGGAAGCGGCGAAGCCACAAGACATGCGCGATGGCTGTCGCGTGTGAGAAGATGTTCAAGGCGGATGGGGTGGTGATTAGTCGCTCCAATGCCTACATCATCAAGAAGGATAAGGCGATTAAGTTCGCCATCCCTCAGAGTGTGTCTAGGGAGATCGTCTCATTTGACCGGGGAGCGGGATTTGAGCCGGGGATTTATCAGTTGTCGAAGCCCAAGAAGTCATATCCTAAATCCAGTGGGGAGCACACTGGAAATGGTAAGCGCAAGTCCCATCGGCACATCACAGATAACGTCCGAGTGAATGTGCATTCGGATATTGAGTAGGGAGGTTTCCATGCGACCTGAAGCCATCAAGTTGGAGAACTTCTCCAAAGAAAAGCCTACGGTTTACCTGTCGGGGATTGAGCTTGTGGAAGGCGACCCAATCATCCCCCACTTTGGAGAGCTAATCGATTTGGCCCTATTCTCCCCTTCAGAGGTTGTAAAGTTTAGATGGGTTGGGGCTAAGGAAGAATGGGTCGTGGCTCCGGATATCTTGGGAGGTAAGTAAATGTGGCAGATTGATCGCTCTCGCGTCGCAACCTTCGAGCAGTGTCCACGCAAACGCTATCTACAGTATCACTACGCAGGCTCCGGCATCGAATCTGGACACAAGGATGTACACTTGTGGAATGGGTCGATGGTCCATGATGGATTTGATTTACTGGCCCAGGGACAAGACCTTGAGGCAGTGGTCAATGTGATCCGGGAGAAGGCGATAGTGGAGGCTCAAGCGGAGGGGCTACTGGAATCGGATGATCCTGAGTATCTCAAGGGGATCACCGACTACATGGACTTTCAGGAGGGGATGCTGCGGGCGCATGAGAAGTTCTTTTGGCCTCGGTTCTCTCAGGAATATCAGCTTGTGGCGGGGGAGCAGGAGGTATCTTGGCCCCTCGGACATGGGATGGAGTGGATGTCCCGTTTGGATAGGATCGTGCGGAGGAAGCACGACGGGGCTGCCTTTGTCGTAGAGTATAAGACTACAGGGTACCTTGATGAGGGGTGGCGTAGGGGGTGGAGGTATGATATGCAGGTGATTTCTGAGGTGGAGAGCCTGCGTAGATTCCTTGAGTCCCCTGGGGTATCCAATCACAATCCCAACTGGAAGCATCTAGGGTGGAACGATCCTCCCCCTCACATTGGACTAATCATCGTAGGTCTCTACAAGAACACCTACCGTAAACAACTCCAATCACCACTAGTATTTACGTGGATGTCACAAGGGGATGGGATTAATCCGCCGATGTTCGAGAGGGAGTTTGAGTGGCAGTGTACTGCGCCACATGCGAAGTGTCCTGGGGGGAAGAATCATCGGCTCGGTAAGGATTACCGACGTGTGCGGGTACGGGATGAATATCCGGGGGGAGTGAAGGCGTGGGTGGAGCAGCTTCCACAGGACTTCGTGGATAGGCAGATTGTGGCACTGGAGCCGATTGTACCTAGTCCGTATGAGACGCATCGTTGGACCGTCACGATGCAGAATCAAGAGACTAAGATTCAGACGGCTATAGCGGCTGTGGGGAGTGGAGTGAGTCTAGATGCTGAGTTTGAAATGCACACCAACGGAAACAACTGTACCCGTGGAGACTATGGGAGGCAGTGTATGTTCTTTGATGTATGTTGGGGGTCGGCGGGGATGGATTTGAATGGGCAGTTTGTTCGTAGGAAGCCTAATCATCCGCAGGAGATTGTGCAGATTGAGGGGGCATTGCCTCCGTTGGAGGAGTAAACTATGGCGAAAATGAAGAAGGTCGGGCCTAAGGGGAGCGTCGAGCGGGGCGAGACGCGACCATCCAACGCACTCCCTCGCCACAGTAAAAGGGCGAGACACGAGCGAGGTATACCACAAGCTAAAAACGAGCCGCGAGAGGCACGACCAACCGAGTCACCCTCTCGCCGTGGGAAAACGAGACACATGGTCCACAAACTCATCCTTGATGAAGGTGGGATAGACACCGCTTGTGGGAGTTCTCTACGACTGAGGAAACTATGAGTGCGTATAATTCCTTTCACCAATATCGGAGGATGAAACTGAGGGTTCGGGGGAAGGGGCATATACTGTATTTGCAACAGACTATAGGTCTAGTTGAGGTGCCAGCGTTGAAGGAAAGTGAGGAATCTAAGTGACTGAAACTAAAGTAGATCATGTGACAGCACGTGAAGCGGCGAGAGCTCTTGGGATCTCGATTGACCGGGTGTACAAGCTAATCTGGGAGGCCCGTCTCGTGGGGAAGAAGAGTCCACGGGGGTTTTGGATGGTCTCTCGGGATTCTATTGAGACGAGGGCGGCTTGGAAGGGGGAGGTGCCGAAGTGGGAGTAGATGCTAAGAATGAAGTATGCGGAGCTAAGAATCCCAACCAGCTTACAGCGTGTGTACTCCCGAAAGGGCATATGGGAGGGCACATTTGGCAACCTGTTGAAGCTGGCTCCCCCACGATGAATTCCTCGATGGGCCTGACGATCCAACAACTTCAGGCTCATAAAGAGTATCTGAGTATGAAGATCAAGGAGGCCCAGAAGACGATCCCGGATTCTCAGAAGTTTCTGGAGTTTGTCACTCCTATTGCTGTGGAGATCAACGAGGTCAACAAAGAGATCGAACAGGCTTATGGGAGTTCCTCAGACGCTATGGAGTTCAAGCACATCCCCACCCTCCCTGGTTCGACATGGGCCACGCCTTCCTTGGAGTGGAGTGATCTTGGTATCACCAAGATGTCGAAGGCTCAGGAGATGCTCGCCAGTAATATATGGACATCCGGGGTCGATAAGCCTGAGCCTACACCGGGACAGTGGCACGGAACCATTGGCGGGATTGTGCTTGGGAAGACGTATCCGCAAGCTGAGCTAGAAGGGGGAGTCTACATGACTAAGAAACACTTCGCAGCCATCGCTACGATCCTAGCGAAGAATCGTCCGCATCCGGATATGAAAGGGATGCTTCAGCTTTGGGAGGGGCAAAGGGATGAGTTGAGTAAGTACTTTAAAACACTCACGCAGTCTTTTGATACTCAAAAGTTTAAGCTCCTGACGGAGGCGAAGCTCACGGAAGACCCGAAGCATCCTGGATTTGCCATCGCGACTTATCCTGAGGGAAAGAAGCCCTAACCCATCACGATAGGTCTTGACACGTTTTGAGAATAGAGTATACTCGGGGGGCTTTCCCCATCAGGAGGATCACATGAAGGATGTCGCAGTTAGTAAGTCTACGTTACTCGAACGGCTCTACGCAAATCGGGAGAGCCACAAGAAGATGTTCCAGGAGGCTCTGGAGGGGTTCTGCAAGGCTGCGGAAGCGGCCTTAAAACTTGAGCTTAAACGCCTCAAGGAAGGCAAGCCTCGTAACGTCTTCGTCCACACTGAAGTCCCAGTCGATCAGACTGTCCAGTATAACCGAGTGATCGAGATGATCGAGATGTCACTCGGAGATACGGTAATGCTCAGTGAACAGGACTTCAAGCAGTATGTGATGGACGACTGGACTTGGAGCCGGGAGTGGTTACATAAGAATCAACAGTATGGGGATACGGTGCTGGCGGCACTTTCAAAGTATGGGGAGTAAGATGACTTGTACTCGCTATGGATGTAGCGGAGCAGCGACGAAAGAGCTCAAACTCCCCTGTGGAGTCGTCTGGGAGAGGCTCTGTGAGGAGTGTCATCAGGAGTTGTCCACTGAAGCGGAGGGGGAGGAAGAATGCGAAGAGTCACAGATTTGTTGATGCTCGTGGCTATTATGGTGGTCATGTGGGCCAGTAGGGTGATATTGAGGAGGGGGCGGCGGTGACTAAGTTGAAACATATTTACTATGTGGTTATTGAGGAGCGAGTCCCCAAAGGTAAGACTCCTACGCCTCCTAAGGAGTTGGAGGGAGAGTTGGCGACCATCTTGGGATACGAACTCCCCATGCCCATGCAGGTATCATACATCCGTAGAGCATCATCGGCATCATTCAATCATTCAAAGAAGAAGGGAGTCAAATGCTGAAGCAACAATGGAAGGCAGATTGTCTTTTATGGGGCAACCGGAACATGGAAGACCTCGAACATCGGCAAGGCAGCTATCTACATTCATCGTAAATACGGCCTCAAGACACGGTTAATCTCAATGGATGGAGGAGGTTACGAGCCTATTGATTCCTTGGTGAGTGCGGGAGTCGTAGAGCCGTGGGTTCTGCCACTCAGGGAGAATAAGATCGAGGCCCTGGATCTTGCATGTCTAGGGTACTGGCCTGAGAACGTGGATGACCCGAAGTCGAAGATCGTTGCACCAAGTGACAGCACGTGGACCAAAGTGGGGATGGTCGCTTTCGAGGGGATGACTTCAGGGGGGGATATGATGATGGGGGCTCTCCGGGATAAGAGTGTCTCCCTCTCACAGGACCCTTCGTATAAATACGTGGAGGGATCGAAGACCTACAGCGGCAGCAACATGGCCTACTTCGGGTTCGTGCAGGATCGCATCTATGACTACGTGAAGAAGTCTCACCTGATACCTTGTGAGAAAGTCCTCTGGAGTGCCCTGGAGTCAAGGGGAGAGGAGGACGGCGTAAAGGTCTACGGTCCTGCTATCGCTGGTAAGAAGGCCACGGGGAAGGCGGGGCAGTGGTTTGGGAATACACTTCACTTTGAGATGCTTCAGTGGGAGGAAAGTATTGAGATCGAGCCTGAGAAGGGGAAGAAGCTTAAACAAACCGTGGTACAGTCGAAGCCGATTATGTATCTGCGAAACCACGCGGACCCCGTTACGAAGATGACCTTCCCCGCGAAGACTCGTGCCCCATTTCAACTAGCCGGGGAGGTCCCCACCTGGATGGAAGCGGATCTAGACAAGTTCTACACGTTCCTCGATGAACTGCGGGAGCGTGCTAAGAAGACGCAGTTTGCAGTTCCCTCAGCTACATCAACGAATGCATCAACAACCAAATAAAGGAGCCAATGAGTTAACATGAGTGATATCACACAGCTTGAGAATCTGCCCGAAGAAGTATCGGGTGAGGTGAATTGGGACGCCCCGGAATCAGGGAGTTTCCCGCCGACGATCTACCCTGGGGTGTATCCCTTCCTATTCATGCTCCCTGAGAGCCAGGAGGATCAATTCGAGGCCGTCCGGATTGATAACAGGGATTACCTTCAGGTGAATTTTACGGCGGCCATCCCCATCAGTGAGGTCCCCGAGGAGCGATTCGTGTTCGGGAAGCCAGAGGGGGAGGATTACGTCTATGTACGGTTCGAGAGGGCGAATGCGTATAAGACGGAGAAGATGCCGAATCACTCCCTGGGGGAGCTTTGTCGATCTCTGGGTGTCAAGGTGGAGCCCTTCACTAAGTCCATGATCATCGACACCCTCCGCTCAGCGGACGGGAAGGCCCGTGGGCTTGCGGAGTTCAAGTGGGATGCGTATGTGAAGAGTGATGAAGTTACGATCACTACGAGCCCCCGTAAGAAGCCCAAGCAGGGTAAGAAGACAGATATCCCGTGGCCCAAGGATAAGAATGGGAAGCTTATCACAGCGGCGACTGCACCGGATGGCAGTCAGGTCTATGGGAGGGAGAGGATTAATCGATTCAAGCTCCCTCCCAGGGATGACATCCCGTTCTAAGATTCTCTCCACCAAACCACATTCGGGGCTCCCAAGGACTCGGATGACTCAGACTGGAGAGATTAGAGGGGGAGTGGAGAACCGGAGCGGATTGGGAAACCTAAGCTATGGGAAACTTTAGACCTACACGGGCTAGAGTGGGCTCACATACCTAGTTAACTAGGACCGTAGTGGACGCTCCCCCCTGAACTAAGATCGTTCAGTGTTACAATCGAAGCAGAGGAGAAACAAACATGGCAGATGTTAAGGTAACAACGATTCAGGTGATTGATTATTTCGCGGGGGCCCCCCTGGAGATTGCGCGGGAAGTGTTGGCGCTCTCTCAGGAGACGCTCAATCGACGGGCAGCGAAGGGTGCAGCCATCAAGGCGGCGGTGAAGAAGAGTCATCATAAGAAGAAGCCTGCTGGAGATCAAGCCGCTCCCACCGCTGAGTAGTTTAGGCTGGGGGAGAGCTCTGCTAGTGGAGATTGCCAAGGTGCGCCAAGACCTTGGACCACTCCAATGCCTCCCCCCTTTTACTCTAAGGGTATGGGGCCATACTATGGCTGGAGTCGCTTCGATATCAAAGCCGGAGACTCTGACGCGGTTGGCCCCTCCGCTTTGTTACACTGATGAGACTGGCGAGTATGTCTCAGGGCTTACCCCGCCCAAGGGATGCAATGTCCCCTTACTCATGTTGGCGCGTACTCGGGGCCACTGGCGAGGCCAAGACCAGTGGTTTTGTTTTAGAGGTAGGGAGGGAGGGATGCCTTGTGCCAGGGAAGTTGACTCCAACTCCTATAACTCCATACGGGTAAAAGTGGGGGAGCACCGAGCCACTTTGAATAAACGAGTGCTTTGAATATGGGGCCTGAAAAGGAGATGTTCATGCTTGGATCGGCGTCCAGTCAGGGCGGATTCTAATTTGGCCCCACCAGTTTCGATAAAGGTAGGGCCTAATAGCGAGCGTCGAGCGAAGGCGAGACGTGAGCCTCAGAGCACACAGGGGAGCGAATGCGAGGTACGAGCTTCAGGTCACCTAATACTAAGGGGAGCGTCATGATTCCAGATAGTCTGTTAGAGAGTCGCAAACGGACAGTATCGAGGAAACTTTGGTGGATGACCTTGAGGTGGAGACTGTGGAAGCTGATTGGTGTTGAGACGGCTGTGGCCTGTGCGACGTGTGGAGCTACGCTGCCATTGACACTGGAGAGCTTCTGGGCGCATCAGATGAATCATTGGAGGAATCGAGGGGAGATTGAATGATCTTACCACCAATCGAAGTCTATTGTGCTAATTGTGGGGGGAAGTTCAGACAAGGATTGATCAATAACCACCGGGACCTCCACCCTGAGTGTAGGCCGGAGTGGGAGTGGAGGTATGCTGCTGCGATCCTTGGGCGTGATACTAGTCGCGAGGCCTTCAAAAGTAATAGGGAGGCTGCTAAAATTGTGGAGTCGTCCGAAGCAATGAAGAAGTCGAGACCGAAGATTGCTCCCTACCTGCACTGGCTCCGTGGCGTCCAGGCTCATGGTGGGGGATTCCTCAGGGCCTTCCATGAAGCATGGATAGTAGCGGACCCTAGTAACCGGGAGATCCTTGAGGCTCCTCTTAGGAAGCTGATGGAGAAGTATCCTGATTACATTAAGTTAGGGAGAAAATTGAATGGGGAGGTTGAGGAATGAGTGAGCTGATTCAAATTCCATACATCGAGAATCAAGATGAGAGGGAACGAGCGGCCTATCGAGTGGCATCGAATCGCCGCTTCGAGACTTCTCTCCGGGAGCATCCTGAATACTGGGACACTGAGTCGAGGGAGTACCTGGAGGGGGAGCTTCAGGTTGATGTACTGGATCTCCTGATTCGGTGTGAGCGGGGAGAGATCGATGAGTGTAAGGAGATCGAGGCATTATGAGCAAAGGTAAAACCTGGATCAGTCTTGTCGATAAGCATACGAAGAATAATCTTGGCTTCATGCTATTCGACACTCACGTAGATGTGATGTCAGTAGAACTGACTGAGGAAGAGTTTCAGGAGGCTATACGGGACGCCTCCCCAAGAGAGCTTGAATTCTATAAGACAGCCAAGAGGGGAGTTGTATTACACCTTGAGGATGTAGATGCTCCAATGGTTAATGCAAACGGGAAGCTCATAAAGGAATAAAATGGTCTGTGGCCCTCACTGTAACGACTGCCCTCAGCAACCTATCGGGAATAAGTTCATCCCCCCCAGTGGCACAGGTTCCTCAGGGATGATGCTAGTTGCGGATAGTCCGTGGATCGATGAGATTCGTCTTGGTTATCCCTTCGCTGGAGCAGCGGGGAGTATGTTAGACCGGATGCTCAAGAGAGCAGGAATCGACAGACATACTCTCACAATCGTTAACACGATCCAATGTCAACCCCCACGTCTGGGGTGGATGGATAATTCCCATAAAATCCCTGAAGCCGCTGCCGCCATTAATCACTGCCGTCCCCACCTTGATGAGCTGATCGCTCAGCGGCAACCCAGGGTGATTGTTCCGATGGGGAATGTAGCCTTGGAGCGGGTGTGTGGAGTCAGGGGGATAGAAGAGAGGCAGGCGTATTATCACCCGACTCAGGGCTACGGGTGCTGGGCTATCCCCACCTTTCATCCCTCAAACATCCTACAGGGGAATCAGAAGTTCGTCCCCGCCTTTCTATTTGCACTACGTAGAGCTAAGGAAGCCGCAGAGGGAATAGGACTAGATCACTTTAATCTGATCCTCGATCCCTCCCCGATGGACCTAGAGGCATACATCGACTCCCTCCCTGAGCACCTCGAATACATCGTCCTGGACATCGAGACTCCCGAGTCGTCATCTCTAGATGAAGATGAGCTAGAAGAAAGTGGCGTCAGCTTCAACATTGTGAGAGCTGGTTTCTGCGCCCGAGAGACTGAGGGAGTATCATTCCCCTGGACCCCCCCTTACATCCCCCTCCTCCAGAAGGTGATTGATCGAGCAGGATTCATTGTAGAGTGGGCCACGAATCACTTTGACTCGCGTAGACTTCGAGCTCACGGTATTACCATCCCCCCCGAGAAATCCGTCAGTGGAATGTGGCAGTGGCATTTCCTCCACTCTGATCTCCCCAAGGGCCTCGGTAAGGTAGCTCCCTTCTTTATGAGGCTGGAGCCCTGGAAACATCTATCCAGCGCCCAACCAGCCTACTACAACGCAATGGACCAAGCAGTTCCCTTCACGATCTGGAAGAAGTGTGAGGAGGCTCTGCGTAGAGAGGGGAGGTGGGATGCTTATCGTAGACATATCCTCGACATGGAAGGTCCTTTCGCGGAGATGCACTCCGCTGGGATTCTCATCGATACAGTGGCCCAGGATAAGCTAAAGGGAGAGCTTGAGGAGGACTACAAGGTAGAGGTCTCGAAGATCCAACCTCTCATCCCTGAGAGTATCTTGAAGGAAAAACTCTGGAAACGCCCCCCGAAGGATATGCAGGGAGTTCAGTCTAGGATCATCGACTGCTTCGTCTGCGACGCCACAGGTCTCCAAGAGGGAGGCACGAAGCCTTGTAAGACTTGCAAGGCCACCGGGAAGGTCACAGAGTACTTCAAGAAGCTCCCCTTTAACCCACATGGGAGCGCCCCGGATACGAAGAACCTAGCCCGTCACCTAGGGCTAAAGCTCCCCAAGTCTAGAGAAACTGGCGACGACACCGCCCAGGAGAAGCACCTGAAGGTCTTCGCGAGGAAGTTTCCGATCTTCTTGGACATCCTACGAGCTAGGAAGATCTCTAAGATGGGGAGTGCGTACATTTGGCCTACGGATAGCCAAGGTAGAATCCATACGACCTTTGGCTTTCATCCATCGACGCTTCGTAAGTCAAGCCGCTCCCCCGCGTTACAGACGATCCCCAAGAGAGATCCCATCTTAGCTGCGAGGGTGAGGAGGACGATTAAGTCCTCCCCTGGCCATAGATTACTAACAGCAGACTCCGCCGCAATCGAAGCCGTCCTAACAGGATACTGGGCTAAGTCGAAGCCCCTCATGCGCTTATCTACAGCGGGTATCCACGATTGGCTCCTCGCGAAGAAGCTGGGCCAACCGATCCCCTTAGACATCCCTGATGACGAATTAAGGGCCCGTTGTAAGGCCGCCAAGAAACTAAACCCAGTCCTGCGGGAAATGTGTAAGCGCGTGATCCACATGTCAAACTATCTTGCGACCCCCAATCGCATCCTCGAAGAATACCCCGATGACTTCAAGTCTCTAAAGGAAGCCAGGGAGCTCCAGGATTTCTACCTTGATACTGAACCTGGGCAGGACCTTCGTAGATGGCACAAGCAAACCTGCGACGAAGCCTCCTATCACACCTATCTCGACAATAGCTTCGGCTACCGTCATTACTTCTTTGATGTCTACACCTTCAGCTACTCCCGCTATCGATCCCTTAAGTCAAAGGGGATGTGTGATGCGGATGCCCGTAGCGGCGCGTGGACCTGGGGAGATGACGCGAAGAGGGCCATCGCTTTCCGGCCTCAGTCGGATGCCTCAGCGATCCAGACCCTCATCGTCCTGTGGCTCCGTGAACACTACCCTGAGATCGCCCAGTGGCTTCGACTCCTGATCCATGATGAACTCGTCTTTGACATGCCGGAGGCTCTCATTGAACCATCGGTCCCCATCGTCAAAGAAGCAATGGAGCAACCGTGGCCCCAGCTTCAAGGACTTCGGATAGGATGTGAAATGAAGGTAGGATTGAATCTAGCAGATATGGAGGTGATAGCATGAGCGAGGATGACCTCAGAGTAATTAGCCACAGACTAACTTCCCTACGTTCCCTACTAGCGGGGAAGAAATCCGAGATTGATTTCCTGGAGAAGGAGATCAAGAGGTTAGAAGACCAACTTGAGGAGGCACTAAAATGCACGTCGAAGGCCTAACCATTGTACAATCGTCAGAGATCAAGGAGCTCCTCCTAGACTACCGTGGAGGTGGGGAGGGGAACTGGATTATCGATAGGGAGAGCGGGGAGCTCGTTTCAGAGATCCTTAGGATCATAAGCTACAAGCCCCCCACCTCCCCAAGGGCTACGGCTGTGGCGTTGCAGGAGGAGTCGTCGGCACAGCGCCAAACGCCTGCCCGAAGATCGACTCCGCCACCACGATAGCGCCGACGATCTTCTGAGACTGTGGATTGTGGATGAAGACTGGGAGCACGGCTTCCTCAGTTTGCATCAGGGCTTGGAAGAATTTTTGCCAATTCATTTTGTCAGTTCTCCTTTTTGGGTACTACTATACCTTCGATTTCACTTCTGAGTCTCCTAATAGGTCTCGGTTAGATGCGACAAACAACGCCATCCACAGCCCCGTGCTATTAGTAATTTCAGGGTGCTTCTTCACAACACTGGAGATTATATCTCCAAATTTGCTCTCCAGGGAGAGCATCATCAAGTAATCGAAACGCTCCTCCCCTGGAACCGATTTAGTCTCCAATTCCACAACTGAGCGGTGGGTATCAAAGAATTGCGTCAACTCTTTGCGGTACTGGGCGAAGTCTCCACGGACTGAGGGGGAAATAAGACTGAGAGGGGAATTCTCCACGAAGGCCCCTGCACGAATACCGTCTATCTTCCCCCCGCGCATAATATGAGCCCACATCCACTCAGTTTGAAGCCTGAGCTTAGCCATCTCTTCCCGGCGAATTATTTCCGACTTCCGCGCGTCCTTCAGTTCTTCTTCGATCTGCTCTATACTTCGGATGACGGCCAAGAATAGTTCATATTGCTCCTCAGTTAGCTGTTTTCCAGTTGGACGGGGGCGGCTCTCAAGTTCGGCAAGCCGACGTAGAACTTCCCCATCCCCCTGAGTGTTCTGGATTCGCAAGGCGATTGCCTTGAACACAGGGTTTAGTATTAAGTAAAGTAACCCAATGCACGCCCCAGCTATCCCAAGTTTCGACCAAACGTCCCAAGCGGCGTTCACGAAGGGCCTCCACTTATTTTCACCGCTGAGTCTTTTTGCACCGTCGTACCGTCCGATGCTGTGACGGTTGAGTGGGTTTCTTGCACGAATCCCGGCAACGGTGGAGCCTTGAAGCTTGCGATGCGATGGATCACTCCGTAGAGCACGGCATACGCCCGACCTGGAATGCAGTTGTCACATGTTCCGGGGTCTGGAAGTATGCGCAACAAGCACGTCGCCCCGAACACTATGTAGATCCCGTAATTAACTGCCTGTGTCAAGGTGATGTTCAAGCCGCAACCTCCATGCCCGCGAGAGTCCACACCGCCTTAATTCCCTCATCCCCTCCATTTGCTGCTAGGAAAGTAGCCTTTGTCTGAGCATCCGGACTAACAGGGAGGGAGCCAGTCAATTGAAAATGGGGGGCGTCTGGGATAGTCCTCCAGGTAGATCCGGAAACTAATCCAAGGGCCTCCCCAGTGGACTCCATTAGTTTCCAGTCAGGGTGAGATGGGTTCCAGTCGGGATTATAAGGGGTCCCTGGGCCTTGGGTGGAAGGAACGCAATCAACGGCTAAGCCATAGTTATGCCAGGATGTCCCACCGGGAGCATTCGTCACGATATTCCCTGGGGTTGTGCGACCCTGAGCGTAGAGTGCATCCTGCTCCCCCCATGTTCTCAGTCCTTGGACAACACGAATCTCGATCCCCTTTTGTTCAAGCCCAGCAGAGAGCTGGCGAATTAGATCCGCGAGCTTCGGGTGAACTTGAGATAGTCGAGTTTCAGAGACGTTATCCACGAATATTCCCCTACGATCCCACGGCGAACACTACACCTGTGGATAGAGTCCGATTGAGCCGCTTCCGTCCAAATTCAGACCGCTGTGGACGGCTTTGATTCCAGGGAACGAGTTACCGTCACCGATCAGTCCTGGCGTGATCGACGCGTCAAAGCCCGATAACGCCGCTTGCAATTGGGCATTCGTGATCTGTTGATCCGCTGTGCCCATTAAGATATTCCCGTTTGCGTCCACGCCGACAACGGGATCGTTTTGAGTACGTGTGTGGCCTATTGGGATGATGCCGAAAGGCAACCACGCATCATCCGCTCCTTGTAGGTACTGCCGTATTTGTCCTAGTGTGTAAGCCATTGTTGTTTCTCCTTTTTGACTATGCTTTACTGAAAGAGGACCGAGCAACCACTTGGAGTGGCCGAATTAGAACCCGCCGAGTTCACAATCTGAAAATCAACCAAGTCTCCTGCATTTGTAGAAACTGAATGTGATGTATCTCCGTACAGCCCTGCTCCTGAGCCGGCTGAAATTGTAAACGTCAGCGCCGTACTAGATGCCGAACAAGTGAGTGGGGAACCTGACGGGGTGCAACTTCGCAAGGTCACGGTTAAAGTACTACTTGCCCCCTGTGCGGTTGCAGTGTTGCAATACAAATTAGACCATGTACCCGCACGGCCCATCGGAAATTGGCGGTTGGCCTCAGTCCCAGACCAAGCGGAAATACTACTCGCTGAGCTTGCCGTGCCGAGAATTGAGCCTGCATACACGGTCGCACCAGAGCCGAGGAAAGTAGCGTTCACGAATATCTCAAAAACTTGTCCTCCCCCCGTTGGCCCCGTCGCTCCCGTGGAGCCGGTCGCGCCATTTGCCCCATTCGTACCGTTAGTCCCGTTGGTCCCATTTGCTCCCGTTGCTCCTGTTGCGCCATTGGAACCATTGGTTCCATTCGTACCATTAGTTCCATTAGCTCCTGTTGGTCCGGTAGCGCCGGTGGCCCCCGTCGCTCCCCCTCCCCCACTCAAACACCCCACATTCCCAAATGAATCAATACTCCCTACTGCATTCGGTGTACAATTCCCCCCAGAGATCTGAGGCATGGGGGAGAAGGCTGTGAGGAGGATGATGGCTACTAGAATCAAAGCCATGACCACCCAGCCAAATTCCCACCGATATTTCTTAAGAGTACCCATTAGATCGTTGTGTATTGCAATAGCACGATCCTAAGATCGTAGCTAACTGTCCCTACGACGGTCGTGGTGAATGTGATTGATGTTCCTGCGAGGGCATTGAAGGCTGGAGAGAGGAAACCTTGGCTTCCTGAACCTAAGGTCCCACAAGTCAAAGCTGAGCCGAGACTGGAACTCTGGGCAGTGTTACTAGTATCGGTCCAATTAATCGTCATTGTCACCGTGCCCGTCCCTGAGATGCAATCCATCGGGGCGATCACTTGGTAGGAAGCATTAGTGGGGACACTAGCGAGTAAGTTCGTGCTAGATATCGAAGATGTTTGGGCTGTGGATACTGAAGTACTGACGATGATTGGAACTCCAGCAGCTACTTGGGTTGTAGAATTGGGGAGAGCGGCGGTCAGGAGGTTCTTAAGGTAATACTTGTTCGCGACGATGGACTCCCCGAGAGCATTAGGGTGAATACCATCCGGGTTGAAGTACAGAGCGTTCGTGTTCGCCCCGGTGATTCCAATATCAGGATCGGCTCCTTGGTTTGAGATGATGTCACCGTAGATCAAACTGGGATTAGCTAGCAGAAGGGCGTTCGCTGCTTTTCGCACGGTATCATTACAACCTGTGCAGGGGAGGATTGTGGCTGTGATGACCTTCAGGGTGACACTTGCGGTGGTTGCTGCGGAGCGTTGAGCCGCAACGTATGTAGCAATGCGGCTAGCGATGGTGGCTGCATTGACACTGTTGAGTAGATCATTTGTACCACATTGTACCGTTAGGACATTCACCCCATAACTTGTGCTGTAGAATCCACTTGGATCATCAAGGCCGTTGCACTGTAATCCTCCGTGACCAAAGTTCATAATCTTATAAGTTGGGTTGATCTGCTTAGCTTGGGTTACCCATCCACGACTACTAGATACCAATCCGGGGGGCTGGAGAGTTAGAGAATCACCCACTGCTGCCACAAAAACGGAGCCATTGTTATTGAACGCCGTCCCGTAGTGACGTTGGCGGTATTGCTTAAGGAGAGTAATCTCCGTTTGAGTCAAGGCTCGGTTGTAGATCAGGACTTCATAGATATTAGCATTCAAGGCGAAAGGGTCAGAGAATCCGTCGAAGTATGGGGAGTACCCCATATATCCACCAATTACGGTAGCTGATGTCACCCCAGGCGTTCCGACTTGAACGCCAACATCTTCAGTCCATACTTTGGCTGACGAGCCTGATACGGTAATTCCCGTTAGCAAGGGCTCGACGGTGCTTGGGGCTTGAGATGCGGAGCTCAGGTTAGATCCGCTGGAATGAATATTCAGGTCACCAAAGAAGTTATAGTTCGTTAGTACTGTCAGCGTATTGCTCGCACCAAGTTGTACGATAGTCCCCGTAGGGTCTTGGGATAGATTCTCTCCGATGACGAAAATTGATACAGAATTCGTGTTCACAGACATCCCAGAGGGTAGGTTCAAGCTAGCCTTGGTCGCCGTACCAGTGCACAACCCTGCTGGAGTCGATGCACTATTCCCTGTAAATAACACCGCCGGGAGTCCCGAGATGGTTGCGAGGTTATAGACTGGCCCCCCATTATTTGCGGACACAATTGGTAGCGCGTTTCCGGACGAATCTAACCAGGTCGTGACGCCAGCACAAGAGGATAGAGCTAAGGCGGAGCTACGATAATATGGGATTAGTCCACTTACAACTGGGGCCATTTCGGTCCACAAGCCATTCTCCAAAAGGCCCACAGGGTTGCCTGAACTATACCCACCTTTCCCTGCGACAGCATTAGCTGTCTTGCAAGGAGCAGTGTAGACATTACAGGCATTTGAATCATTCCCGTTAACAGGATCAACAAACCAAGTGAATTGGGGATTCGTCTGATTAGCCGCTCCCCCTGAGCCTGTACCGGGATTATTGATCTGCGCGGAGCACAGGGAGGCTAGGAGGATTATGGATACTAATAGAACTCGTTTCATCTAGAACTCCTTCCCGGTATATTTATGGCCCGTCGTGGTGGCGACTACGTTGATTTGTTCTGTGGTGATTGCTCCAGCGCACATGAAGTATGTCCCACCGGGGGTGAGTTCGATGGAGGTGCCAGCGGAGGTGCTAGCTGAGGAAGTGAAGTTGATGAATAGGCTCTCGGCGGCTCCGATTCCTTGGGTCGTGGCGGAGGCTGGGTTCTCAATAACGATACACTTACGAGATGTGTTGGAGGATGCGAGGGTCTGCGAGGTACCTCCGGTTGAGATGGAGCCGGAGCGGTCAGTGAAGGTTCCAGTGACGGGGGAGGTGGTGACGGAGATTGTCCCCCCTCCGCTACCTTGGACGGTTACGACTCCTGCTCCGACGCCGTTTGTACTAGTGAAAGCTACGACGATGGGGCCGCTAGAGAAGGCGGAGGCTCGGGCTCGGATGGCAATGAGGCCACCAGTGAATAATTGCCACGTGTTGGCGGTTGTGGCGGAGCTTACGGCAGTTCCCCCTCCAATGGGGGTGCCAGTGATGGAGGCCCAGATACAAGCATTTGTTCCCCCATTGGCTACGGAAGGGTCGCAGCTTGTGGGGCCTGAAGTCTGCTCGAATTGAACTGTTCCACTAAAGGTTCCGCTGAGTTGAATATTGGTGATGCCGGGGCCGGGGGAGGTTGGGACGCTGGGGAAGGTATAGAGGACACAGCTCCCTGCGGTGGAACAGTCAGTGCTGGAGGCAGTGAGGCTCCCTCCCTTTTGCTGTTGAGCTTTGAGGATGAGTGTGAATAGAAGTAGACTGAGAATTAGGACTGACCTACGCATATCTACCTCCGGGAACCTCTCTTCGATTTACGCTTCTTGATGCGCTTACTGCGACGGCCACTACCTACGGGATGGGGACCCTTTTGCCCACCTCTACGGAGACCGGCTAGATTCTCTGTGTCGTAACTCTCGTGAAGACACTCTTTCATGTAGGGACCTCCTCGCCCCCAGAGAGTAGCATTTTCTTGAAGATGGCGTTGGGTGGGGTGGATTTCATACGATTTATGGGGTCGCCAATGCCTTCAGTTTACGGCGTTGGAAACTATTCGCATCCCGGAGGGCTAGGGAGCTAATGAGTTTCCAGTTGAGGTGATTCGCTCCAGCCGCTCCTGCGAGGGTTTTGATACGTTCGGTGGCGGAGGAGATTCCTTTATTATCCTTAGAATCAGTAGATTTTCGGAGATCCTGGATAGCTTGAGAGAGTTGTTGAACTGCTGCTTCCTGGGTGAGGCCGTGGGAGGTGGGGATACCGTAGTAGCTATTTGAGGCTCCCGGTTTAGATACTTTACCGGGGTATGCTTTCGAGAGTTTCTCCTGGATCGAACGGGTCATGGGAATAGGAACGAAGGCATCTAAAGCAACTTCTCCCCATTGTTTCTTACCGAGGCCAGCTTGAATGGTGTCGTAGGTGAGACGGGGGAGGCCACCGGCTTTACCGAGGGCGAGTTCAGTCTTTTGCTTCAGCGTGCCCCCGGCTTCGATGAAGAACTCTTGCATACCACGAGGGTACGGCATGAAAATTTGTTGAGTCGGATTCCCCTTGTCGTCATAAGCATATCCCATCGAGACATCGAAAGAGTGATCGGTGAGGCCACTGGGGTATTCCTGACCGGGGATGCCTGTATGGAGGGGAGCTCCGGGATTCGAGAAGGTGAGGTGACCTCCTTTATTACCATCCTTATCTGGCATGTTGTAGTGCTTAGTGATGGCGTAGTTAAGAAGCTGAGATCCAATGTACCAAGCAACTGCGTGGCCAAGGAAATAACTAGCAGCGAGTTCAGGTCTACCCTTTCCACCGAGAGCTTGTGTGGCGATCTTGAGGTTGCTGAAGCCCCAAGCGGGGGCGAGCATCAAGAGATTGAGGCCATTCTGGAAGTCTCTCGATAGTAGAAGACGCTTGAAGCTGATGGCTCCGAAGGCATTATTGACGGTCTCATTCGTGGCCCGCTTGAACGAAGCGAGTTCCTCAGGGGTCATGTTGGGATTATTCAACTGCTTCCCGGCGATGATATTCTGATACGCCGTGTTCATCATCCCCGTCATGTAGTGCTCGAAGATGGCGTGGTTCCATCCGGCTAGAGCCCGTGGAAACCTCCCCCACTTCTCCATAAGGAATACAATATCCTCGCTGGCGTCGTGGGCACTTGGATTCCCACCGTGCTTCAAGCGATCCTCGTAGATCTCTCGATCCTGGAAGGCGGGACGGGTGCGGGGGTCTGCTCTACGACCTCCAATCTCCCCTACTGCCTCCATAGTTCCTCGCCACATATGAGGATTCAGGAAGAAGATACTCTGGAGAGAATCATAGAGGGCCTTCCCAGAGAGCTTCATATTCTCCCCAGCTAACCCTGGATTCCCTTTCGCCATCTCCCATCCTGCTTGAGCCCCCCTGCGGACAGACTCCCCTGAATTCAGCCACATCCCTTGCCATGAGAGGGCAGTGGGATGGAATAGGGAGAAGGTGAGCTTCATATACTTCATCCAAGCACGGATGGGGTCGAAGATAGAATATAATCCCTCGCCAGTCCCAAAGTATGAAGGCTTCTCAGATGGGAGCATTGTGTACACAGCGGGGTAAGCCATCGGGTGGACAGCAACCCTTAACCATTCTGTCTTAGATTCCTTAGTATTTGGCTTACCATGAACTTCTTGTGCAACAACCTCATGGGTAGATTTCTCAGTCCCGTAAATGGCAGTGGCTAATAGGTAATGTCGCCACAACTTCCAATTATCAGGGGTTTCTCCATTTAAGGGCTTAATTACTCCAAGCTCCTTTAGCATCGCTACGACTTCTGCACGAGCGTTATCCAGAACGGCGAACTTAGACCATTTCTCTGTGAGTTCACTGATGCTCTTAAACTTAGGCTTCAGGCCAAGCCAATCCCCACGGGTGGGATCGTCAGCTAGGAGCTTTAGTACTTTAGCTCTCTCTGGAGTCCCCTTCGCGGGGAGTTCCCAGAGTTCATCAAGGACACCCCCAGCGTACTCAGGGTGGAGTCTACCTCCCCCCGCTTTACGTAGGAGGGTCGTGGCCCACTTCATCATGTTCCGAGCAGACTCTAGCTGGGGGAGATTGCTCTCTCGGAGACCCTTTACTGTACGAAGATTCTCTGGGACATCCTGGAGATTAAGTACAGTAGAGTCAATCTGATGGCCACGTACATTTGAATTATCCATCACCGTCCCTACAGCATCACGAGACTTCCGGAAGGTCTCATTCGCTGCACGATCAGTGAGGGCATTCGAGGCTACTTGAGTCCACCAAGACCACTGGATGGGCTTTGGGGCTTCAATTCTAAGGAAGCCACCTGACTTTTGCATCATTATGAGTCTCTTACGGATAGCCGTGGCTTCATCACGGAGAGAGCTCTTCACTTCTTCTGATAGGAGGGGGTCAGCGAGAGCTTTATTAATACGGTTTAACCGTTTAGTATTCTCCTCAATAGTATTCATTAAGCGAGTGTTGCGGGAGGTGGCGGCAGCTCCAGTGAGTCTGCGCTCTGGGTGTGGCTTACCGATAGTCTCAATACGTTTCCGCGTAGCTTCAACTCGTTGTGCTAGCTTATCGTCAGGAGTCTCCATGACCTCCCTGGTACGGTTGGGTTGAGAAAGGTCAGGAGCTCCAGGGGGAAGCTGCTGGGACTTCGTAGATTTATCTCCTGTAACTCTCGCGGATTCTACAGCTTCATGGGGTAAGTCCCATATAGGTATTCGTTGTTCATTGGGGGATGGTTTGGGGGTGTCCCAAGGACTCGCAGTCTTCGCGGCTTCATTCTTCAAGCGAGACTCTCGATTCCGCAGGTTCACCTCCCCCGCTAGGTCAATTATTCCTCCTACGCCGAATCCAACGTCTGAGGCGAGTCCTGAAGCAGCCTTCGCTTTATCGTAGGGGGACTTAGCTTCACTGAGATTAATACCACTCTTGATAGCATCTACGATTTGCTTCGTGGTGAATCCAAGCTTAGACCACCACCTAATCTGGGCAGCATACTTAGGGAATGCCTTAAGGAGTCCAGCGATCCCCGCCTCAGCCCCGAACATGAGGGCGATGTTACCAGGGCTGAACATTCCGGAGCCTACTCTACCTGCTCCGGCAGCGATGCCACTTACGATGGGGTGACGTTCCTTTACATCTTCAGGAATCGTAGCCTCAACGTTAATCGGTCCCTCCCAAAGGGAGTCCCAGAGGTTACCTAGTTTATTCTCAGGTTGATAAATAGTGGCACTGAGCTTACCGATTCCTCCTGTGGTGAGCATATCGGCCCACCTCGAAGGCTCCTCTGCTCTAGGGAGGGTCTGGGGCTTCCAACCTTCTGCTCCTCGTACAGCAGTGACGAGGGCAGATAGCTTCGCCTTTTTATCAGGGGGAGTCGAGGGGGACATCAACAAGGGAGTGGCTTGTTTGATAATCTCTCGACGGACTTCTGGGGAGACTTTGGAGAGGTCGGGCATTTGCTTTAGTGACCTCCGAGGGCTTGTTTGATAATGTCAGCGGCTTGACTGGCGGAATCGCTTCCTCCAGGGGAGGCTCCACTCTTTCCAGGGCCAGGGCCTCCTGAGGCTTGACTGGCGATGACGATGAGCTTTTGGTAGTCTACGCCAAGTAGAGCTTGGACTCCCTGCTCGATCTCAGAAGGGGAGGGTTTGTAGTTAGGATTCGTGAGTTGGTTCTGCTTCATTAATTGAGCAGTAACGTACTCACGAGTTCTCAGGAGAGTATTCATGGCCTGATACGGATTCACAGGCTTGTTCTGAGCGAGATCCATTCTTTGTTGGGCGAGTTGCATATAGAGTTGCTTCGCCTGGATATTCCCCTGGGTAGCTCGGATCTGGAGTTGCTTCTGGGCGAGTTGAGCCCTTTGAAGCTCCCCTTGTTGCTTCAGGTAGCCTGAGAGAGGGTCTGGAGCTCCAGGGTTCGCCGCTCCGAATGCTTGGATTGCTTGGTCGGTCTTAGCCTCAGCGGTGCGCTGGCCGGGAGTCTCAGTCGCCGGGGAGACTTCGATGCTACCATTTCGATAACGGTAGACGTTATAGTAAGAGTTTGGATTGATCGTAGTGGGGTCGATGGGCTTACCCAAGAGATCCTTTACCATTGGATTCATGGAAGTGGAGTTGAAGCTACTTCCAGGTCTGCCGGTGTCAGCAGGGTCGAGTTGGGTGTTTGGAGTCAGAGAGATCCCATTGGGATTCGATTGACCTCCCCCGCTACCAATGATCCCGAGGAGCTCTGATCCCTTGTAGGTCCCGCCTGCACTAGAAATAGGACTCGCCTCCATCTCCTCCATACGATACTTATGCTGACGCTCCTCAGCGTCGATCTCTTCTTGGATGCGCTTGGGGTCAGTGGAGTATTGCCACTTTTGCTGGTCAAGCTGATTCCGGAGACGATCCATTTGAAGCTGTTGTTGCTGCTCCCATTCCTGCCAACGGAGACGCTCCATGTCCGCTTGGAATTGTTTCTGGCGGAGTTGGAGATCCTGTTGGGCTTTGAAGGCATCCCCGTAGCCCTGACCGAGAGATCCGATTCCGAGTAGTGTACCTGCGGCTGCGAAGCTCATACTTTACTCCTAGAAGTATCCGTTGTAATCGTAAGCGCCGATGCCATCCCCACCAGTGTCTCCAGAGGGGCCACTTGGGTAGCCGGGAGTGGTTCCGAAGATGGGGTTAGCGGGGTTGTAGGTAGATCCCAATCCTTGGCCGGGAGCGAAGCCATCATAGCTATAATTGGGATTGTATCCACCGAGGTAACCAGTGGGATTCCCTGGACCCCCTCCAGCTCCATAGGCTCCTCCCCCATATTCACCTGGATTTAATGGAACCCAATTACCATTTTGGTCGTAATAACCTGATGGATAATTAATTCCTGAGCCTACATTTTCTGTAGGATTATAACCTACTCCAGGATTATTTGGGCTATAGGGTGGCAAAGGGAGTTGATTGCTAAATCCCGGATAGTTAGGGTTATATGGAGGATTAGGTGGGTTAGGTGGGTTAGGAGGATAAGGAGGGTTGGGACTTCCTCCAGGACTTCCGTATCCTGATCCTCCCACGCCCGTTCCACCAACTGCGCTAGGATTCGTATTCACGTCGATCACCGGTGCGAACTGAATAGCACCACCCTGAGATCCTCCTGTGCCAGTGCCACTTCCCTGCATGAGAGCTTGGATGAGGCCGGAGAGGTCTGTGTTAGCCATTGGTTGGACAGAAGGGGGGAGGGCTGGGTTACCCAGGGGGGATTGAATATTCGGGATCGGTACTTGATTGGGGAGACCGAGCTCGTTGAAGTAGTTTTGACTGGCGAGTTGTTGTTCCTGCTGAACATAAGGAGCGAGATCTTGAGCCATCAGGGTGCTGAAGGTAGCGGGGCTACCAGAGAGACCACGAGCTCCTACTTGACCTTGGACGATGTTACTGACTTGATTTACGAGGTCCGAGGAGAGGGGCTGCTCCATTGATTCGATGCTACTGGTTACACCTGTGGGGGTTAGATTCGCGTAGGTGTTTGCGAGATTGGAGTAGAAGGGGATACGGGAATCTGTAGCTGAGAATTGAGAAGCATAGTCCGTGCCGACACCTGTAGCGGTGTTTAATTGGGTCTGGAAGGGCTGAGCGTAGTTGCTGAACATTCCAGATAGAACATCCTCGTAGGAGCCGTAGGCTTGTTGGTTGGCGATGTTTCCAGCGAGACCTGTTCCTAGGAGGCCATAGAGGAGGGCTTGATTCACTGCACTTGTAGCGGAACCGAAGAGTCCTCCGCTTCCGTTTCCTGAGGCATTCGTGGCTCCTCCCATCGTGGGGTCGTTGACGATGGTTCCACTGCCTCCACCTGGGGAAGGGGGGTAGCCAGGGTAACCGGGGATGGTCGTTGGGTATCCGGTGGGGCCCGTTCCATAGGGGCCGGAGGGGTAACCGTAGGTTCCGTAGTAGGGGATAGACTGATCGACACTTCCTCCCTGGTAGACTCCGGTGGGGCTACTCGGGTCGTAGAGTACAGGAGTCCCGTTGGGGTAGTTCTGGGTGGGAGCTCCAGGAGGGGGGACGGTCATCGGGGTGTGATAATTGAGATTCATTTGAATTATCTAGTATGGTCTGCGGATGGGAGTTCCTCCACCTGAGACTCCTCCGGCGCTAGAACCACCGGGGAGCTGGACTTGATTCAGGCCGCCACCGATTGCTTGAGCAGGGGGAGTGGAGCCCCAAGACATATAGGGGAGTTGACCGTAGCTACTACCTCCTCCGTAGCTTCCGTAGTATGGACTGTAGCCTCCTCCACTGGAGCCTGGGGTGTAGTAGCCGGTTGAGGGGTTGTAGCTGTAGCCACTCGTGGGGCCGTAGCCTTGGTAGCCATAGCCTCCGTAGGCTGAGCCGTAGGGGGAGCTATAGTTACCCATTGAGGGGGGGTATCTGTAGCTACTTCCTCCACTATAGCCGCCGTAGCCTCCGTAGTAGGGGGAGGTTCCGTAGGGACTTCCTCCGTAACTTGAACCGTAGGAACTACCGTAACCGTATGGTGAGCCACCGTAGCCATATCCATAAGGAGA